TAAAGTTGCAAAATCAAAAGGAATGAATTATGTTGAATTTTATTACAAAGATGCATTCATTGGTTCTGTTGATAAGAGAAACGGATATAAATTCAAAAAAGGTAAATACTATAAAAAATCACCACTATCCGTAAATGAAGGAAGTATAAAAAAATCATTCAAAGTAAAAATGTATGGCCCAAGAATGAGAACGAAAGGCTCTGATGATGTAGTACAAATGATAGCTAAAAAATTAAAAATTGATAGAGGTAATTCTGCTAAAGATTCTGATAAATATGATGAAATAGAAAGACAAGTTATGAAGCAGTATGATGCAAATAAGAGAGAAATTAATTTTAAAATTAACTTGAAAGAATCCGTAAATGAAGCAACTGATTGGATGCTTAAATTAGATATAGGTAAAAACAATCCTAATGAATTTAAAAAGTGGGCAAGTCCACAAATGCAAAGAATACATAAAATTAAAGTAAGAGGTAGTGGTAAAAAATGGATTATTGTTGGTGATGAGAAAAAAGGTTCATCTATGGATTGGATTAAAAGATTATTGGATAAAGCTTGGAGAATTAATAAAATAAAAACTCAACAAATAGAATCCGTAAATGAAGCAAAACTAAACGAAACATCACAAGTAGCAAAAACAATACTACAACAATTAGGTGGAAATAAGTTTATTGTAATGACCGGAGCAAAGAATTTTACAGGTGATAATAAATCATTACAGTTTTCATTACCAAAAGCAAAAGATGGTATAAATAAAGTTCGTATTGAATTAGATAGAGGTAGAGATTTATACAATATAGAATTTGGTTCATTGAGAGCTGGTAAATATAAAGTTAAGAAAAAATTTAATGGAATTTACGCAGACCAATTGGCAAAAGTATTTGAGAAATATACAGGTTTGTATACAACTTTATAGGAATAATGATGATTAAATTAACAGATATATTAAAAGAAGAAGAGTGTCATTGTGGTGGTGGGTGTTGTTCCACCAAAGAACAAGTGAATGAGGAAGTGATAACTGAAAAAAAAGTTGAACTTTATTTCAGAGATGATTTAAAAAACAAACCAATCTCAAGAGGAGCTTATTCAGAAATAAATGGACAAATGAGACACTTAGAGTTCGGTATAAAAGATTTGAAAAAAAGTGTTAGAACACAAAATGATAAATTAACACTTGATAATATTCAATACATTATATTGAAGGCATTCCAAATGAAAGAAATTTTAGATAGAAAATAATGATTAAATTAAAAAACATATTACAAGAAAAGAAAGAAGTTAAACAAGTAGACATTGATAAACTTGCGAAACTAACCGATAGAAACGCACATACCGCAGCCAGAAGATATCTTGCAAAGTTAATCGGTCATAAAAAATTAGTAGAAATGTATGACCATATTGATAAATTACATGATTATTTTAGAGATATAACTGATTTAATACATGCGAGAGCTAGATTAGATAAAGAATTATTTGATAAAGCGAAAAGACAATTTAGTAATTTTGAAGATGTATATGGAGCGTTTTAATGAGTAGTATGACACCAAGAATGTGGGCGAAGTGGAAAGACTATCGTTTATACGAAAATCCTGACGACTTAATTGAGTTGTTTGAACTATTAGAGGGAGATGAGAGTTATGTTCCTGGTTCAATGTCAGGTGGTGGTATTAAAAATATTCCTACAATGGGATATTCAACATCTGAAGCAAAAAAGTTTGTTGAAAAAGATATAAAAGAAATGGGTAAGTTTTTCAACAAGGCATCTCAACAATCTATCAAAATGATGATGGATGGTGTGAAAAGTGGTAAGTATGATGCTATGGATTTAATTCGTGGTATTAAAACAGGTCCAGCAGGTGATACCAGTATGGGTGTTAGAGATATGTTGGGTGTATTATGGACAAAAGTAGAAAAAAGATTTCGTAGTTATCTTGATGGAAAAAAGAGAAGATAATGATATTTATTAGGGAATAAGGAGATTCAAAATGGCAAAATTAAAAGACTTAATAGAAGAAAATTTTTCACTCGTTGGTGGAATGGTTTCAACACCATCTATCAATAGAGATGGGATTTCTCTTACTTCAATCGTTGAAGAAAAATATGGTGAAGTAGAGGAAGAAAGAGTTGATGCAAAACAAGTAATGGAAGCACTTTCTCAATACAATGAAATTGGTAAATCACTATATATGAAAGATGATTTAAGAGAGACTGCAGAAAAATTATCTCAAATTGCACAATTAACTAAAAACCATACTTTAAGTGAAACTGAAGATTGGTTTGATAAAGTTACGGTAAATCGTAACATGAAAGAATTAACAAACTTTTCAAAACAATTTGGAAAGATTTCAAGTGAAGCACAGGCTGTTCGTGAAAGACTCGCAACATTATATGAAGATATGGGTAACATTTTGAATCGTTATTATGATATACCTGAAGTTGAGACACACGATGCAGATGGTGTGGTATCTGAAAAGGATGGAGAATACGAGAAATTCTTCCAAAAAGCAATGAAAAAGTTTGGAATCTCATCACCAGATGAATTGGGTTCAGACGAAGAAAAGAAAAAGTTCTTTAATTATGTTGATGCAAACTACAAAGCAAAAAACGAAAAAGACTAAGTGAGGTTTATTTGATAAAAGTTACAATTCGTAAAGGTCAGAGTGTAGAGAAGGCAATTAAAATCTTCAAAAAAAGAGTTAAAGATAGTGGAATGATGTTAGAGTTGAAAGATAGAAGTTTCTATCGTAAACCATCAGATATCAAAAGAGAGAAAAAGAAGAAAGCTATCTTGAGAAATTACTACAAGACCTTAAAAGAAAAAGATTAAAAAAATACACACTTTGTGTGATTTTTATTACCTTTCTTGATATTTATTAAGAAATAAAATACACTATCGTGCATTTCGCACATCATATAGTGTCACCAATTTAATTCAATTATAGTTCCCAATAACTATATTAATTCCTTGGAGATTACAAAATGGATGATTTACTAAAAGAAGCTATCGCTGATGCAAAAGCTGTTCGTGAAACTGCACTTGCAAATGCAAAGATAGCACTTGAAGAAGCATTTACACCACGATTAAAATCTATGCTATCTCGTAAGATTGAAGCTGAACTTTCTAATGAAGAAGAATCTGAAGATGATGAAGTTGCAGACGATGACATTGCAGATGATGAAACTTCACATGAAGAAGGTGAAGGTCATGACGAAGAACCTGCTGACGATGAAATGCACTCTGAAGAAGAGGGTGATGAAGAAGAGCCAGTAGATGATGAAGTCGCATACGAGGGTGAAGATGAAGAACCAGCAGATGATGAAGTCTCATATGAGGATGAGGACGAAGATGACGACCTTGACCTTGAGGCTGTATTAGCTGAGTTGGAATCTGAATTAAAAGAAGAAGAAGATGAAGAAGAAAAAGTGGACGAATCCGAAGAAATTGAAGAATCTGAAGAAGTAACTGAAGAAGACGCAGTTGAAGAGGGTGAGGAAATTGAAGAAAACGATGTATCTTCTGATATCGGAAACGTAGGAAAAGCAAAACATACTGAATCTGTTGATGAAATAGAAGAATCAGAAGAAGTTTCAGAAGAAACTGAAGTTGAGGAAGATATTGATTTAGAAGAAGTATTAAAGGCTCTTTCTGAAGAAGAAGATGAAGATGATAAAGTGGATGAAATTGCTACACTTCAAAACGAATTGAAAGAACACAGAGATGTTGTAAAATATCTTCGTGAAAAATTAAACGAAGTCAATTTGTTGAATGCGAAACTCTTATTCTCAAACAAACTATTCAGAGCGTTTGGTCTAAGTAACGAACAAAAATTAAAAGTTGTTGAAACTTTTGATAGAACTAAAAACCTTAGAGAAATCAAGTTAGTTTACTCTACACTTGCTGAATCTTTCCAAAATAGAAAACCTATTAAGGAATCTAAAGGTTCAAGTTCAAAAGCCGTTGCTTCTACTAAACCACAAAACGATGAAGTTTTGACTGAAGGTTCAGAGTTAAAGAATCGTTTCAAAAAATTGGCAAACATACTTTAATCGGGAGACTAAAAGATGAGTGACAATTTTAAATCAGTAGAGTCTTTAATGGATGGATATAATCCACAAAGACAACTACTTGAACAAACTCGTAAATTAGTTAAGAAATGGGAACCAACAGGTCTTTTAGAAGGCCTTGACCAAGACCATAAAGTAAATGGAATGGCAGTTCTTCTTGAAAACCAAGCTCGTCAGTTAATTGATGAGGCTTCAAGAACTGGTACATCTGCAAACTCTGAAGAGTGGAGTGGTGTTGCACTTCCATTAGTTCGTAGAATCTTTGGTGAGTTGGCTGCACAGGAATTTGTTTCTGTTCAACCAATGAACTTACCTTCTGGTCTTATTTTCTATCTTGACTTCAAATATGGTACAGCTCAAACAGCTAACCATACTGAAAACTCAGATGTGTATGGTAACACATCAGGTTCAGGTGACGCAAGTGGCGGTTTATATGGTGCAGGTAAATTCGGGTATTCAATCAATGACCAGAGTTCCGCTGCACAATCTATTGGCACAACTGCCGCAAGTGGTACTTACACAAGTGGTTCTTGTGCATGGAGTGATGTTGATTTTGAACCAGATTTATCTGCTTCAGTATCAACTGGTCAGTATGCAGATAATGGATTGATTAAAATTGCAGTCCATACTGATGCACTTACAAGTCCTGATACTGATGGTGTAAGAGCCTTCACAATTAGTGGTTCAGGATTTGATGAATTCTTTCCTGCATACACTAAATATAGTTCAAGTGCTAGCACAGTAACTTTTGTGGTTAGAAAATCTACCGCCGGTGCACCTGGTGATTTGGTAGTTAAATACCACAAAGTTTCTTCTACTAACTATAACAGAACAGACTTTGAGGCAACAAGAACTCAAATAGACGCAAATCCTGAAACTGATATTGATATACCAGAATTAGACATTGCGTTAAAGAGCATACCAATCATTGCGAAAACTCGTAAGTTAAAAGCAGTCTGGACACCAGAACTTGCTCAAGACTTGAACGCGTACCATAGTGTTGATGCGGAAGCTGAGTTAACTGCTCTTCTTTCTGAGTACATTTCAATGGAAATTGATTTGGAAATTCTTGACATGTTGATGGCTAATGCTTCTGCAAAAACAGAAAGATGGTCAGCAAGAGTTGGATATGAATATGATTCATCTACTTCATTGTTCTCACAATCAAGTGGTGAGTCTAACGCATACACTAAAGGACTTTGGTTCCAAACACTTGGAAACAAAATACAAGCTGTATCTAACGCAATCCATCAGAAAACTCTAAGAGGTGGTGCTAACTTCATCGTGGTTTCACCTGAAACAGCAACTATCATAGAGTCAATTCCTGGATACGCAGCAGACACAGATGGTGATGCAACTTCAAACAAGTTTGCAATGGGTGTACAAAAAGTAGGTGCATTGAACAACAGATACACCGTTTATAAGAACCCTTACATGTTAGAAAACAACATTCTTGTTGGTTTCCGTGGAAGTAACTTCTTAGAAACAGGTGCTGTGTATGCTCCATATGTACCACTTATCATGACACCATTGGTATACGACCCTAAAAACTTCACACCAAGAAAAGGCGTGATGACAAGATATGCTAAGAAAATCGTTAGAAGCGAATTCTATGGTAAGGTCGTAGTTGCTGATGTAAACTATGTGTAAGTTAGTATTTAATTATTAACTTAGATTGATACAAAAATAGGGTAATCATTTATTTGGTTACCCTTTTTTGTTGCAATTGATATTTATTAGTGTAATATTACATCTTTAGGAGAAATTCAATGGCTCAAGAAGCAATATGGCCAGGTAGTGGTTCAGCAGCAAGTGGTTCTACACCTTTTGGTTTTTATGATAATGATTCAGAATTCCAATCAGAGGCACCACAATTTGCTAGTTGGTGTGCAAAACGATTAGGATACCCAATAACTGCAGTTGAACTTCAAGATACACAATTTTATGCATGTCTTGAGGAAGCAATCACAGAATATAGTGCACAAGTCAATCAATTTAACATTCGTGACAATTTATTACACCTAAGAGGACAAGTAACAAGTTCAAACTTCACACACAAACGAGTAAAATCAACTTTAAGTGAAAATATCTTTATTTCAGAGGAATATGGACAAGAAGCTGGAGTTGGTGGTACGGTAGAAGTAAAAAGAACTGCAGTTTCTGTTAATTCAGGCAGTCAAGTCTATGATTTAAACAATGTTATTGGTGAGGCAAGTGAAAGTGGTGCATCAATTGAGGTTAAAAGAGTATTTTATGAATCATCACCTGCAGTTTCAAGATATTTTGACCCATATGCAATGACAGGATTCGGAACAATGAATATGCTGGATGGATTTGGGTTTGGAAGTATGTCACCTGCAATTACATTCGTATTACAACCAATATATGCAGATTTATTGAGAATACAGGCCATTGAGTTTAACGACCAAATTAGAAAATCAGGATATTCATTTGAAATTCGTAATAATCAAATGAGAGTGTTTCCTACACCTATATCAAGTGGTTCTCTATGGGTTGAGTACTCACTAACATCAGAAAGAGACAATCCTTTAAGAACTCGTTATAGTGGTTCGGCAGATGTTGTATCTGATTACTCAAATGTTAGATATGATAACATGGAATACAACAAAATCAATGATGTTGGTAGACAATGGATTCGTAAATATGGATATGCATTAGCAAAAGAATTATTAGGAATGATTCGTTCTAAATATGGTACAATTCCTATTCCTAATTCTGAAGTTTCACTTGATGGTGATACATTAAGAGCTGAGGCAACTTCAGAAAAAGAAGTTTTAATGGAACAATTGAGAGAAACACTTGAACAAACAAGTCGTAAGGCATTGTTAGAAGCACAGAGAGATGAAAGTGACTTCCAACAAGAGACACTTAAAAAAGTCCCGTATCCGGTATATATTGGCTAGAATTATGAAGTGGGTTAAACGAAATGGATACAAACTTAAAAGGATACGAGTATAATGCCAAGTAGATATTATCCACAAAGAGACATGGATATAATTGACAGGTTTAATCGTGAACTTGTTGGAGACCCAAAAAAAGATAAATGTGGTATCATAGACCAAGTGGTTTATGTATACAGAGTGTCTGCCGAAGACACATCCACAAATATGTATGGTGAGGCATCAAGTGGTAAAGTATATAGACCAGGTGTCAAATTGAATTGTATCATAGATGCAGAAGATTTAAATTTTGAAACAGATGACTTCGGGCCTGACAATAGACAAAATGCAACATTTGCATTTCAAAGAGATTATTTGGTAGAGATAAAGTTTAGACCAGATATCGGTGATATTATTAGTTGGAATGAAGGATATTTTGAAATAAATAGTTTTAATGAGAATCAGTTAATAGGTGGTGATTATAATAGAAACTTTTCAATAGTGGCAAACGCACACTTAGTAAGATTACCAACCTTAAACATAGAAGAATTTAGAAGTATATAATGGCGAGACAAAAACCAATACCAAGAAGTCAGAGACTTAGCTTTAATAGAGGTGAACAATTAAGTCGTAGTTCACCTAATGCAAAAGATACCGTAAAAAATATATCAGTTGGTATCATGGATATGGATAGTGCAATTATGTACTATTTCAATGAAGTTATCCAACCTTCTGTAACTGAAAATAAAGAAACCGTAAAAGTTCCATGTTTATATGCATCACCAGAGAGATGGGTAAGTATTCAGAAACAAGGATTTCTAAGAGACAAAAAAAGACAAATCATCGTACCTTTGATTGTATTTAAAAGGACAGGTATTGAGAAAAATGAAAATATACCTGTAGATAAGTTAGATGCAAACAATCCTAACCACTTCTACACCTTTGAACAAAAATATTCAAAACAACAAAGATATGATAGATTTTCTGTACAACAAGGATTATTTCATAATAAAGAATTATACAATGTAGTGATACCCGACTATGTAACACTATCATACGAGTTCACAATTTGGACTTCATACATTGAACAAATGAATCGTATTGTTGAAAAGATTAATTATTCAGATGGTGCATATTGGGGTGAACCTGGTAAGATGAGATTCAGAACCACAATTGAAAGTTTCTCAGATGCAACCGAAATAGATATAGAAAGATTAATTAAAACTACATTTAATGTTCAGATGTATGGATACATTATACCAGAGTCATTTAACAAATATGTCACTACTAAAAAATATTTAACACCAAAACAAATCATATTAAAAGACGATGTAGATGTTCAGTTGGCAAGTTTAATTAAACCTGAAGAAGGTGTTCAGAGTATCACGGTATCACAGGCCAACAAAGTCTCAAAAACAATATTAACCAATGCACTAACATTACAAGGTGGAACTGGTGTAACCATGACAGGAGTTACTAACTTTACTGGTGATAGTGCAGCACTTGGAACCATATCAATTGGTCAAGATGTTGGTACTACATCTAATGTTACGTTTAATGATGTTTCTGCATCAAGTGCAATCCATGTCGGTGAAACATCATTCACCATATCTCAGAGAGCAGATGGAACTGCACAAGTAGATAAGGATTGGCATGTAAAGGGTAATATTTTTGCAGAGAACTATATTGTAAGTTCATCTATTATGTATATGACTCAAAGTTTTGCAAATGGTGAAAATGTTTTTGGTGACACCTTAACCGATAATCAAAGATTCACAGGTTCAGTAGATATAACTGGTAGTTTAATATTGAATGGTAGTAGTATAACTGCTGCTGGTTCAGAAGTCTCTACTTTTGATACCTACATTAGAAAATCTTTTGTAAAGAAGGCAAACTCAATATCAAGTGCAACTGCAAGTTTCTCGGCAGTTACTGCATCTGCTCCAAGTGGATTAACAGCGACATCAGAAAATGATTTTGTATTCTTTATCAATGGACAATATATGGAACATGATGCATTATCAATATTCCAAAAGAATGGTAGTACATTTGAATTACATGTTGATACATCGTCAATCGGTTATAGTTTAGAAAGTGATGACGAAATAATCGCCCAAGGCAAATTTAATTCGTAAATCCCACTTTTCTTTTACCATTTTTTGATATTTATATGTATGGTAATATACAAAGCAACAAACCAAGAAACGAGAAGAAGAAATGCGAAAGCGTAGTTGGAAGAATAGAAAGAATCGTCCTTGTCCTGATTGTGGGAAGATGTTAACCTACACAAGAAAGGACTCATTTGATAGAGCAGTTGGTAATAATTCAGTATGTAAATCATGTGCACAATCAGATAGAAAATTAACTATTCAGACTATTGAGAAGATGAAACAACCAAAATCTACTCAACACAAAAAGAAGATTTCAAAATCTATATCAATGTGGTGGGAAGAGAGAAAAGATGAGAGACAATGGCAAACATTAAATCCAAACAACTAAGTAGTTTATTAAATGTACCTACTGCAAGTTTTGATATAGTAAGTGGTTCTTTGATACCAGATACAGCAAATACTTATGATTTAGGTTCATCACAATTACCTTGGAGAGAGTTGTATATCTTATCAAGTTCAATAAATTTTAGTAATTCCAATAATCAATCAGTTGGTAAGTTGGCACTTGATACAGAGGGTTTATCTTTGGAAATTGGTTTACCAAACGACAGAATTAAACAAAAAATTCAAGTTGATAGAAAAGGAATTAAAGTTGAGTCACCTGATGGTTCGTTAAGTGTTTATAGTGGTTCAACATTTTTTGGAGAACCATCATCATCCAATGATTTAATGGTATTAAAGAATTCAAGTGGTAACACTATGTTTAAAGTAGATAATAGTGGAACCTTAGTATTGGGTACAAATTCACCACTACCAACAGCTCAAGAAGGAGCTATTGCATATAGTGGAAGTGATTTTTACCTTGGTTTTGCAACATAATGATATTTATAAGTAACAAAATAGAGTTGAAAAAACTCTTTAAGGAGAAATAAAATGGCAAGTTGGAAAAAAGTAATCGTAAGTGGGTCTTCTGCGGAACTCTCTTCTTTGACTTTAGATACTGCACTACCAGTAGCACAAGGTGGTATTGGTGCGACATCTTTAACAGATAAGGCAGTTCTAATTTCACAAGATAGTGGAACTGATGCAGTTGGTGCACTTGCCTTAACAACAAATGGAAGTATCATCGTTGGTGGTGAAGGTGGGCCAGCAGTTGAAGCAGCATCTGATGTTGCAGGAACTGGTCTTACCGCTGTAACAGGCGATGGAACATTAGCAATCAATGTTGATGCTTCACAAACACAAATAACAGCTGTTGGTACATTAGGTGTTGGGGCTATATCAAGTAGTTTTGGTAATATTGATATTGGAACTTCAACACTTAACACAGGTAATGCAACCGTAGATACATTAATTAATGATTCTGCAGTCTCATCATCTCACATTACAGGTTCTTTCACAGGTTCTTTTGTTGGTGATGGTACAGGTTTAACTGGAGTAACAGCGACAGGTTTAGATATTGACGGATTAGATACAGGAACTACAGTACACCAAACTGAAGATTACTTATTGTATTCAGATAACGGAACTGAGAAAAAGATAACATTTAGTAATTTTGAAGACACAATTTTTGGAAATGTATCAGGTGATGCAACAATCGCAGCAGGTGGTGCATTAACAATTGCAACCTCATCAGTTGAAAACGATATGTTAGCAGGTTCAATCGCAAATGCAAAACTAGCTAACTCAACAATTAGTGGAGTTTCACTTGGAAGTGACTTAAATGATTTAACAGTAGATGATACTACAATACAATTAAATAGTGGAACTACATTTGATGGAAGTGCTGCTAGAACTATATCTGCCAAAACTGAAGCAATCGCAGATGGTGGAACGGCACTTGCAACCGCAGACCAGATTCACACATTCTACACCGCAGGTGGTAGTAATTTAGCAACTGCATTGAATACTGATTTAGGTGGAGATTTCACAATCGGTAATCAATCAAGTGATACTGCAACATTTAGTGGTGGTGTTATTATAGATGGTAATCTAACCGTTCAAGGTACACAAACTTCACAAAATGTGACAAACTTATTAGTTGAGGATAAATTCATCCTACTAAATAGTGGTTCTGATAGTGGAGATGGTGGTATCGTAGTTCAGACTCATAGTGGATATAGTGGTAGTGCATTATTCTATGACGATAGTGCATCTCGTTGGGGATTAACAAAAGCTGATGATACTGCACAAAGTGCAACAAGTGCAACACCAAGACAATACATTGTTTCGGTGAGTGGTTCAACTTCAGCACCAGCAGTTGGTAGTAATCCACAAGACTTTGGAGCCGCAGATACAAATAGAATCGGTATGATGCATATAGAGACTGATACAGGAGATATCTATATTTGGTCATAACAACGATAAAGGTTTATAATGGGAATAGTTAAAACTGAAAAGACGGGAGTACAAAAAGATACTCTCGTCTTTTCTAAAAAGGAAATTGAATTTCTTTTATTCTTGATTCAAGAAGGAATGATACCTGGTAAGAGATTATCAGAGGCAGTTCAGGTAGTTGAAAAACTACAAAAAGAATATAGTAAAGTAATTAATGAATAACTTATTGGCCTTGATGTGGCAATCAAGGAAGTGGGCCAAATAGGTAACCAACCATAAGGAGATAAAATAGATGCCAAGTTGGAAAAAACTTATCATAAGTGGTAGTGCAGCATCGCTATCATCTTTAACATTAGGAACTGCTCTACCCGTATCTGAGGGTGGAACAGGTGCTACATCATTAACATCAAATGGAGTTCTTACAGGTAATGGAACATCTGCAATTCAAGCAGAATCTGGTTTAACTTATGACGGAAGTAATTTAGATATTACAGGAAATGCAAGAGCAACAGGTGATGTTATTGCATTCTATTCATCAGACAAAAGACTTAAAGACAATATTATTCGTATAGAAAATCCATTAGAAAAGATTGATAAAATAGGTGGTTATGAATTTGATTGGAATGATAAACAAGATACATACGAAGGACACGATGTCGGAGTAATCGCACAGGAAATTCAAGAAGTTCTACCAGAAGTCGTAACCGAAAGAGATAATGGATACTTAGCAGTCAAATATGAAAAAATCGTTCCATTATTAATAGAAAGTATCAAAGAATTAAATAAAAAGATAGAAGATATTGAAAAAAATTGTGATTGTTTGAACAAATAATCAAAAAAAATTAGTTTTAAATCTATTTTGAGATTTCTAAATTATATTTATATATAAACTTAAAAGGAGTTATAAAGATGGCGAATGAAATTAAATTTACTGAAGAAGAATTAAAATCTTTGAGAGACTTAAGAGACAATTATGCTACTACTCAACTATCTTTAGGTCAGTTAGAAGTTCAAAGAATGTTGTTAGACCAACAACAAGAAAGACTTCATGACCAAAAGTTAGAGTTAGAGGCACAATATGTAGAAATTCAAAAAACAGAATCTTCCTTAGTAAATTCGTTAAATGAAAAATATGGGCCAGGTAATCTTGACCCAGAAACAGGTGTTTTTACACCAACCGAAAATAAATAAGATTACTTAATTGTAATCACAAGGGAGAAAACAAATGGCAGAAAGAATAGTAAGTCCAGGTGTATTTACGCGAGAAAAAGATTTATCTTTCTTACCACAAGGGATTTCTGAAATAGGTGGAGCATTTATCGGGCCAACATCAAGAGGGCCTGCTTTTGTACCAACTACGGTAAGTAATTTCCAAGAGTATGAAGATTTATTTGGTGGACTTAACAAATCTTACTACACACCTTATGCTGTTAGAGAATATCTAAAATCTGCAGGTTCTGTTACTATTGTTCGTGTTCTTGGATTAGGTGGATATCAAAACGATTTTGTCGGTATTGCACAAAGTGGTAGTATCGTTGCAGTTTTGAAACCATCAAGAGGTGCTTCAGACCCAGATTCTTATAGTATTGCTGGGCCAGGAAGTGCATCCTTAGCACAAACACATGGTTCAAACGATGCAACTTTAACACTTAAGGGAACTTCAATCACATTCAGTCTTGATAGTGGTTCTGCAAACTATATTGATAAAGTATTCAGTACAGACCCACAAGTATCAGGTACAACGGTTGATAAAAAAGTTTACCTTTCATCATTGTTTAATAACACAATCACTAATAATGGTAGACATACTGCACCATTCGTAAGTATGAGTCTTGTTAGTGGTAGTGATGACTTCACACATGATTATGCAGTCGCAACAACACCAGCTATTCAATCACAATTACTTAATAGTGCAAGAACAGACTTATTTAAAGTTAATACTCGTTCACATGGTTCAAATGTTAATCATCTTTACAAAATCGGTATATCCGATATTAAAGTACCAGCAGATGTACCAGGTAGTGATTATGGTTCATTTACTTTAAGTGTTCAGATTAATAATCCTGGTGAATCAGCTGATGGAACAATTTTAGAATCTTTTCAAAACCTAAATTTTGATGAGAATTCAGTTAACTACTTACCAAGAGCAATCGGTGATAGATATGTAACTATTGATTCACAAGGTAAATTAACCTATAATGGTGATTATCCAAACAAATCAAAATACATCTACTTATCAGATTTTGGTAATCTTGAAGGTATTTCAAAAGAAATAGTTCCTATGGGATTTGGTAAATTAACTTTACCAGTTTCTGCAGCAACTTCTTTATCAGGTTCACAAAGTGTACCAAGTGCAGTCTTCAAGTCAAATCAGTTAAATGAAAGAGGTGACTTTAGTTCAAATGTGTTCTATGGATTTGATTTCAGTAATGAAGATAGTAAACAATACTTACAACCTTTACCAGCATCATCAGGAACTGGTAATAATGTAACGATGAGTTTGGAAGACCAAAATGGTCATGCAGATGCATCAGCATTAGGTACAACTTTCTCAGATGCAAGTGAAAAAGTAACATTGGCACTATCTCATGTCAAACAAAGAAAATTCGTTGTTCCATTTCAAGGTGGTTTTGATGGATGTAATCCTGCAAAACAAAAGAATGTAGGGAACGACATTTCAGCAACAAACACACAAGGATTTGATTGTCAACTTTCAACATCAAGTGGTTCAGTAGCTTATACACGAGCACTAAACGCAATCTCAAATCCAGACGAGTTTGATATCAATATGATAGTGACACCTGGTATTATCCATGAGTATCACCCATCAGTAACTAACAAAGCTATAGATGTTGCAGAAGCGAGAGCAGATGCATTCTATGTAATGGATGGTTCAAGATGGGGTCGTTCAGTAGATAATGCTATTGAGGATATTAAAGCGTTAGATACTAACTACGCAGCAACTTATTATCCATGGGTTAAAATCCAAGATATCAATACTAACAAACCAACATGGGTTCCACCATCAGTTGTGTTACCAGCGGTAATTGCAAATACTGATAGAGTATCTCATGAATGGTTTGCACCAGCAGGTCTAAATCGTGGTGGTTTAGGTCAGTTTGGGGTATTAGAGGCAAAAACAAGATTGACTCATTCAGAAAGGGATGACCTTTATGAAAACAGAATCAATCCAATCGCTTCATTCCCTGCACAAGGTGTAGTGGTGTTTGGACAAAAAACACTTCAAGGAAAACCAAGTGCTCTTGATAGAATCAATGTAAGAAGACTATTAATTAGACTTCGTAAGTTCATTGCTTCTTCTTCAAGATACTTAGTCTTTGAACAAAACACAGCAGCCACAAGAAATCGTTTCTTAGGTATTGTGAATCCGTTCTTAGAACAAGTACAAGCAAATAGTGGTTTAACTGCATTTAGAGTAGTAATGGACAATTCAAACAACACACCAGATGTTGTTGATAGAAATCAGTTAGTAGGTCAAATATTTATCCAACCTACAAGAACTGCTGAGTTCATTGTACTTGACTTTGTAGTACAACCAACAGGAGCAACATTTCCTGAGTAAGTTTAACTTATAAAGTAACTTATAATAAAAAACCCCAGTCTTACGATTGGGGTTTTTTTTTGTTTCTGTTAGGTTCTGAACGATTACGATATTAACACCTAACTATTTACTGAATTAATTCATTTTACATCATTTCCTTTCACTTTCTTTATTAACAGGATCGCTTTCAAAATATCATACTATAATATAACCATTTCTAACATTAGTGTCAAGCTTTTTTTTGAAAAAACTTCAAAAAAACTTCTAAAAATATAATATTATAGTAATACACTTTTTTCACTTTCCTTATATTTATTAATGTAATAAGTAAAACTGGCCTAATAGGAGAAAGAAAATGGCAGAACTAATTGACCCAAATGAAATTTTTTATACCCCGTTTGAACCTAAAACAAAAAATAGGTTTATCATGTATATTGATGGAATACCTGCATATCTTGTAAAGACTGCAAACAGACCAACAATAACTTTTGAAGAAATCGTATTAGAACATATCAATGTTAAAAGATATGTAAAAGGTAAAGGTGCATGGGAGACCTTAGAAATAACTCTCTATGACCCAATCGTTCCAAGTGGTGCACAAGCAGTAATGGAATGGGTAAGACTACATCATGAATCCGTAACAGGTCGTGATGGATATTCTGATTTCTACAAGAAAGATATTACTTTCAATATGTTAGGACCAGTTGGTGATAAAGTTGAAGAATGGGTATTGAAAGGTGCAATGATTCAATCTGCGAACTTTAATGATTTAGACTTCGCAAATGGAACAGATGTTGCAGATATCTCTCTAACACTTCGTTACGATTACGCAATACTACAATTCTAACAATCGGAGATATATGAAAATGTGGGAAATATTCAAGGACGACAACGATTATAACGAGAAATCAATCATTGGTTTCGGTGCGTTTACAATAATGGTTATCTTTGCAATGGCGGATGTTATTACAGGTATCATGGGTAAAGATTTAGTTATCAATGATGTTGTGTATAACTCATTCCTATTCACTACTTTAGGTAGTTTCGGAATCGCAGGAGCAGAAAAAGTTCTTGGAAATAAAAAAATAAATTAGATTTTAAATTCCAAAAATAGTTATAAATATATGGTTTTAAATTCAATTCATAGGAGATAAACATGGCAGAAAATCAGTACGCATTTCCTACTGAGGTTCTATCTTTACCATCCAAGGGATTATTGTATCCCAAAGATAGTCCATTAAGTAAGGGAGTGGTTGATGTAAAATACATGACAGCAAAAGAAGAAGACATCTTAACATCACAGAATCTTATACAACAAGGTGTTGTGATTGATAGATTATTAGAAAGTGTTATTGCAACACCAGGAGTTAAATTAGATGATTTATTACTTGGTGATAAAAATGCAATAATGGTTGGGACTCGTGTTTTAGGATATGGTAAAGACTATCCTGTAACATTAACAGACCCAGACACAGGTGAACAAGTTGAAACTGAAATAGATTTAACAAAACTTGAAAATGTAAAGTTTGATGAGTCAGTATTTAAAGGTGAGAATAAATTTTCATATACTCTACCAAACTCAAATAGAACTATTGAGTTTAAATTACTAACTCATAAAGATGAAGTTGAAATTGATTTGTTACTACAAGGATATGAAAAGGCAACTAATCTTACAGGTGTAAGTAATGAGTTATCTCTTCGTATGAAACACCAAATCGTTTCAGTTGATGGTAATACAGACCAAAAGGAAATTGATAACTTTGTTGATAATCAATTCTTATCATTAGATACTCGTGAATGGAGAAAGTATGTCAAGTCAATTCAACCTGATGTAGATATCAGTATTAACTACAAGAGTAAAGTTGGTAAAACACATAGAATACCACTCTCTCTTGGGATTGACTTTTTTTGGCCAGCCGGCGAGTAACAGGCCGGCAATCCACGAAGAAGTCTTCAGCCTATCATACTATGGTCAAGGTGGTTTTACCCACCAAGAAGTCTATAATATGCCCATTCCGCTCCGAAGATTCTACATTCAACAAATCGTTAAGGCTGTAGATGAACAGAAAAAAGAAATAGAAAAGGCTCAAAAAGGGTGATGGTGGAGTTCAGATGCCTCAGTTCAAAAAATAATGATTCTTGATATTTATTAATGATTAAACAGGAGTCAAAATGTCTAAAATAGTAATCAAAGAAAAAAAAGTGATAAGAGAATTTATTGGGTCGTTGTTCAAAGCGATTGGAACGAAGAGAGCCACGAAGGATGTTATCAAAAAGATTTCAAAAGACCCTGTAATCAAAAAGAGTCTAATCCAAATAAACAAAATTGACCAACAATTAGAGAAGTATCTTGATAAGAAGATGGAAGACCCAAATTGGGTATCAGATATGGAAGATTTAGGATTTGATACAGACTTATTAAAATAATTTAAATAAATAATCGGTTATACTAATTTAAACTGAGAACCTATGGCAAATTCAGACAAAGAGAAAAAGAACTTTGAAGACATAAAGAGTTCGGTAAAAGAAACTCAAGATTTCATCAAGGAAATGTCCAAAGAATTTCCTGATATAATTAACTACGCCAAAAGACTTGCAGCAACTTTCTCAGATGCAAAAAAGATGTCGGATGGTCAACTTGACACCTTAAAGAAAACCAATGATATCACAAGAGAAATATTAGGTAATCGTAAAAATATACACAAAGAAAGTTTTGAAACAAAAGACTTAGATGAATTATCTGCACAATATGCAAAAGAAGGATTAGGTAATAGAAAGAAAATCCTTCAAGTCTTAAAACAAGAACAAAGAATCCAAAAATCCATAAATAATTCAATCAATGCATCGGCAAACGCTGCAAAGAAATTTGGTGATAGTATTACAACTGGTGTACAATCAATACCACTCTTTGGTAACTTTTTATCTACTGCACTTGGATTGGATAACTTAGGTCAAGAGATTAGTGATAGTTTACGAAAAGGATTTGGTAATGCATCACAATCTATATTTTCAATTGCAGGTGCAGGTGGTGAGGCAGTAGGTAGTTTCTTTACCGATACATTTAGAAAGGGTGAACTTAGCCCAAGTGATATATTAGATTTAGATAGATTTAAAATGTTTGTGAGAAGCTTACCACAAGAAATGCAGGAGGCTGCATTTATGGACCCAGACGCTTTCAAAAATTTCCAAAGTGCTTACAAAAAAGATTTAAGTAAATTATCACCCGCACAACAATTAGCAGATTCATTCAAAAGTGGTAGAGGTACAAGAGATATTCGTAAGGCATTATCAAGAGTATTTACAGAACCTGCAATGAAAGCCGTTGGGTTTAAAGGTGGTGGTTTATTAGGTAAAGTTGTTGGTGGTGGTATAATCGCTGGAGCGGCAGTACTATTTATGAAAAAAATTCAACAAGGACTTTTTGCATTAACAGGTCCTGAGTTCCTTAAAAGTTTTCTACCAGGATTTGAAGCATTTAGAAATAATTTTGGTGATGTAACTAAGTTTAGTTTAGAAAGTGCATTAAATACATTTAAAATGAAAGTCTTCTTTGGAGTCGCAGCAGAAGATTCCATAACACTTGCAAAACAAATGTCCATAATATCAGGACTATCTGTAGAGAGTGCACTTGCACAACAACAATCAATAGCATCTCAAGCTAGAATGGCAGGTGTCGTACCACAAGATGTTATTAAGGATATGGCAGACAACCATGAGTTGATTGCAAAGTTCTCACAAGATGGTGGAATGAACATGGCAAGAGCTGCGATAGAAGCTCGTAAACTTGGATTAAGTTTAAGTACTACTGCAAAGATTGCAGACTCATTATTAGATTTTGAAAGTAGTATTGAGAGTGAATTAGAAGCCTCATTATTAATCGGTAGACAATTAAATCTTAACAAAGCTCGTGAACTTGCACTCATGGGTGATATGGAGGCCTTACAAAAAGAAATCATAAGACAAGTTGGAAGTGAACAACAAATTCAACAAATGAATGTTATTCAAAGACAGAAACTTGCAGCAGCCATTGGAGTAGAGGTATCAGAATTACAAAAATTAACTCAAGGTGGTAGTCTTAGTTTTAAGAACGATGCAATGGATAAATTAGCAAAGATACTTCCATATATATTAGGTACTTTAGGTACAATATTCGGAGTTAGATTTATCAGAGCATTATTTGGAGGAGCAGCTGCAACAAAAGGCAACACGATTGCGACAAATCTAAACACGAGAGCTCTTTATGGTGGTAGAATATCAGGTAATATGGGTAGTTTACCATCAGGTCAACAAGGTATGATGTTACCAATGGGTGGTGGTAAAATGGGTGGAGCTGCATTACCAGGTGGTGTAGGTAGATTAACTAAAGGTGGTTTACCTGATATGAGAGACCCTGTTAATAGACAAATTTTTGGTAATGTTGCACAAAGAAACAAAATGTATGGTATTACTAATAATAGTTCAAGATTAGGTAGACTTGCAAAAAGTGGAATGAAAACAGGAATGAGAAGATTTGCACCACTTGCACTTGGATTAGGTATGATGGAATTTGCAAATGCACAAACCACAAGAGAAAAAGCGTCTGCAGTTGGAAGTACAAGTGGAGCTATCGCAGGAGCCGCAGCAGGTGCAGCAATTGGTTCTATAGTACCAGGTATCGGAACTGCAATCGGTGGTATGGTTGGTGGTTTATTAGGTGAGATGGCAGGAAGAAAAGTTGCAGAAGGTGTAACTTCAGAAAGTACAGAAACACAAAAAGGAATGTTAGGTGTATTGGAACAAATAGATAGAAAGTTAGAAAAACAAACAATGGCAATTAATGACCTTGGTGGGAATTTATAATGAGTTTATTAGATAAATTAAAAACAGATTTAAGTTCTTTTGATTATTCAAAGATAGGAACAAAACATGGTGAATACTTTGGAGAGGATAATGCAACAGGATTCACACCTAATAGAAACTTTGGAGACCCAACAGAATATGTAGTGGAGTCTTCAGTTGGACTTGATGGGTGGCCAGGTCCTGTTAACTTTATGAAAGATACCAATGCAACAGGATTCACAATCGGTAGACAAGAACAAGACCCAACAGAATTTTTCACACAATCAAGTATTAAGTTGGATGGATTTCCAGGACCAGTTGATTATTTTCATAATAACAATGCAACAGGATTTACTCTATATAGAAAAGAGAAAGACCCAACAGAATTTATTGGTATCAGTAAAGATGGAACCGAGTTTACAAATACTGGTACAAAATATAGTATTGGTGTTAACTTTCCTGGTCCTGTTAACTTCTTTAAAGATACTCATGCAACAGGATTTACTCTAAATAGAAAAGAGAAAGACCCAACAGAATATATTGAAGGTTCAAGTATTTTTGATGATAAAGTTGGGTCAAAGAATAATCCACAAAATCATGAAGAAATAAAAATTTTTAGTAATGCAGGTGTTAAAAATTATGATACTAATTTCGGTGGAGTTCATGGGCCAAGAAGAGATTCGGAACCACCATTGGCACACGATGGTCATAATGAAACATATTTTACAATAGCCTCAGAAACAAAACTTGGAAATATGTTAGATGTAAATTTAACAAGTATAGACCAAGGTAATGCAGGTTCAATTAAAGTTGGTCAAGGACAACAAATACAAATTGGAACCGTTTCTGCAGTCTCAGGAGTAAAAAGTAATATTGAATTACCATTTGGACAATATGTTGGTGAAACTATTGCATCTCAAACATTTTTAACAAAGATGTATGATAAGTTCAATGGTAACAAAGGATTGAGAGACGAAAGTGGATTTTCATTCCAACAACCATTTGTGATTAGAGAGATTGGTGAAAGAGATTTTGGTGCTGGTGAAAGTAGTGCAGCATTTGATGAGGGATTATTCAGAGGTGGAGTTATTACTTATACCAATAGAATGATAACTGATGCGGAAAGAATTGGTAAATTTTTATTATCACCACAAGGATTAGTTTGGAATGTAAAACAATTCGTACTACAAAGATTAAATCCAAGAAAAGAAACAAAGAATTTCAATCCATTATCAACACCTTTAAGTTCAACAGGAATATTCCATGAACCAAGACATAATGAACCTTTAGGTGATGGTTTTCTTGGTAGTTTATTTGCAAACCCATTGGGTGATGCACCAAGATATGAAAAGGTAGTAAATGAGAAAAAGTTTAAATCTAATTCAAGACCACTTGAAGACACAACTAAAACAGATAAGGAAACATCAAAGGCTGTAAAGAGTGGTGTTGATTATCTATCATCAAGAGAAAATGGTGGTAGTAAAGGAACATTAGAACTTAGGAAATATATCAAAAATAGTGATGGTGCAATCGGTGTTAGTAAATTAGGTGTTAGTATTCATGATGATGGTGATTTACAAGTTCCATATCAAGGTCAGTTTGGACAGATTAAAAAAGTATTAAATGATAAAGATTTTCCAAAAGATTTAATTAAATTTAGAATTAGAGATGCAGTTAATGGTAAGTGGATTATATTCCCTGCATACATTGAAGATATTGCAGATAACTCAAGTGCAGAATATTCACAAGAAAGATATATTGGTAGACCAGACCAAGTTCATATTTATCAAGGATACACAAGAAACATATCTTTTAACTTCAAAGTCGCAGCACTAAAAAGAAATGATGTACCTATTATATGGGAAAAGTTAAATGCACTCAAGGGATTAACCACACCATCATTCAAACAATTTTTAACAGATGATAAAGAAGTTAGACCAGTTGCACCATATGTTTATTTAACCATTGGTGATTTATTTAACAATACACCTGGTTACTTCAGTAGTGTAAATGTACAAATCAATAACACAATGTCATGGGAGATATCTGATGGAGTTCAATATCCACATGTTGCAGATGTATCACTTGAGTTTGTTTATCTTGGTAAGAAGATACCACAAACACTTGGTAAACATTATGATATTCCATGGTTAAAAGATAGTGGAGTAGGTTCAGACAAGTTTGGTATATTTGGAAGTGAAGACCCTAAAAACTCTTCAGTAAAATATCCAGATAGACAAGGAATAGATATTGATGGTAGTAAAGTAAGTTATGGTACTTGGTTAGGACAAGGAAAATCTAAAGCAGGGCCACCGCCTCCACCACCAAGACCTACTATTCCAATTCCATCAGATGATGAAGATATTGCTGCAGATTTACCATTAGAAGATTTACCATTTTAGGATTAAGTGATGAGAAGATATAGATTTCAAACAATCAGAAAAGATAAAGATACAGGAGTTCGGTATTTAAGTAGAACTAAGTATCCAATAGTTGAGGAACAAGATTCCGATATTAGAATTATCGCAAAGTATGGTGATAACTTAACTAAACTTGCATTTGATTATTATGGTGATGTGGACAAATATTGGATTATTGCAAGAAGAAATAAATTTACTGATAGTATTTATCCCATCGCTGGTCAAGAACTATTTATTCCTACTGAAATAGATGAACTAATAAGTGAATTAAATAGATTAAATGAGATTTAGAACCAACATAGCACCCTTCGTCCAAAAAAACCTTTTAAAAAAAATGGAACGCATATCAAAAAACAAAGTCAATGGTATGCTTGAAACCACAGACTATAATAGTAATGATTCACCATGGGGAACAATGATTACAAAAGGAGTGTGGGCAAGATGTACTACACCAAGATTCGTATTGGATGACCAAGGTAAGGCATTAGAAGAATTAGGTTTGATGAGATTAAGTTCTGCATATAAAGATGGAACCATAATACAAGAAAATATCTCAACACAAAATCCATTAAAATCACGAAGTAATAAAGGAAATATCTATACACTTGATAAAAACGAAATATTTAGAGGTGCTTCTGGTATTACAAATATTAGTGTTGATACAAAAAACTTTTTTATGAATAAAGCTACCGTAAGTTTTCAAGTTCCTAACCCAAGAGAATTTGAAGTATTACAAGAGGGTTTTTTAAAACATGGTAATTTAATATTTTTAGAATTTGGATACTCAACAGAAGAAATAGATACTGGTGTATCATATGAAAAAACAGATTTCAGTTCATTTGTTAATATGCAATCTCAATTAACAAGAATTAATGAAACTTCAAGTGGTAATTATAATGGAATGTTGGGTGTTATAGTTAACTTTTCATTCAATATAAATTCATCAGGTATATATGAGTGTAGTTTTGATATTGCATCTCAAGGTATTAATGTATTAGGTCAACACATACAAAAAGGTGGTGTTGATGATATTATAGGAAGAATCGCAGAATCTACATCAAAGAGTGAAAATGTAAGTAAAGAAACAATAACAAGATTTGAAAGAAACTTTAGTGCATTTGAATCCGTAATAGAAAATTTAGATAAGGTAGTTGAAGATTATACCGTAAATACTTCACAAAAGGCAGTTAAGGATGAATTTTCTTACAAATATAAAAATGGTGCACTTCATGTAACTAATTGGAGTGGTATTGATTTACTTAGATGGGGTGGCCCTGTAAGAGGATATGTGAGTTGGGGTTGGTTTGAAGATATTGTTTTGAATCATTATTTTTCACTCATGAGTAAACAAACACCTGCAAACTCATTTGGTAAAGATGTTGACCAACCATATGATGATAAATTTAGAACATCAATTAGAAGTACTTCTTTTCTTGATGAGGATGGTGATGGAACATATAAAGAGTATAATAATCTTTGTAAATCACATCCATTTTTAGTATCACATGGATTAACAACCTGTATTCTACCTGGTAAAAATACATTTGAACAAGACCCACCAGACAGTAAAAAAGAAGTGATAGGATTATTTAAAACTATAGATAAACACTTTCCATCATTTGAGTATAAAATAGATGAAGAGCTTAAAAAACAATCAGAACACCTAAAAATCCATTCACTAACAGGTGCGGGTGTTATTAGAAATATGGTTTTCCCTACAGGATTTCTTACACAACATTTTACAGGTATCACAAGTATAGAACAAGGACTGAAAAGTTTTTGGAGTGCAGTCTCATCATTATATGGAAACTTTTGGTCATTTGATGTGGTTAATGATGACTTTGATACTGGTAGAATTGGAATGGTTGAGTATCATGGGTCTACAGGAGTACCAACTGATTTGGATTATGATACAGGATACAGAGACTTAGTTAGTAATTCTTCACAAAATATAGGTGATTACTTAAACTATGAAAAAGGTAAGACAAATCCTAATAAAATGTTCTTAATGCCACTCTATAGTGATAAGTCAATAGTGAAAGATTTTAGTTTAGATGTAAAGATGAATTCACAAATGGCAGTTCAGGCGGTTTATGGTGGTCAGGCAAATATTGAAAACAATAGTGGTTCACCACCACATGGTATGGATGATTTGGGTGTTCGTGCACTTGGATTATTATTTAATACAACAGGAACTAAAAATCTTCAAAAAAAATCAACACCTGACGAAGTTATGAAAGAAATTGTTTTTGCAATTGAACAAAACTTAACACCTGGTTCAACAATTAGCAAATATGGTGAATCTGGTAATATAAAACCAACATCTGAACCTAACCCACTTATGAGTACTTCAGGACAAGGTTTTAACTTTAGATTAGTAGATGAAGTGGATAAATCTACAAGAAAAAAAATAAAAAAGATTCAAAAAGTAAATGATAAGTATTCAGGTGAGATAGAAGAGATTGCAAAAGAGTTAAAAGAAGAAGGTAAATACTTATATTGGCCAACTTTAGAAATCAGTAAATTATATGATACAGGTGGTGAGATGGATGAATACTTTGAAAAAGTTTTTCTATTTAAAATTAATGAGGCACAAGGTTCAGTTCGTGAGGCAGGTAAATATTATTCTTCAACAATACCTATACCAATAAGATTAAGTTTAACGATTGATGGTACTGGTGGTTTAAGAATAGGTAACTTATTTGTAGTGGATTATTTACCAAAAATATATCGTCAGGCAACTCACTTCATGATAACAAAAATCGGACATGATATTACACCTGGTGGTTGGTTCACAAAACTTGAGGCAATTATGCAAGTTAATATTCAAGCATTAAGACAAAGAAGAAAATATAATAATGACGAATCAATTGAAATTAAAAATTACGATGGTTTTGGTAGTATAGATGACGCATATAAAGACCTTGCAAAAAAATTAAAGAGTAAAAACAATGAGTACTCTGCAAAATCTGTAAAGGGAAACACTACCGTTACTAATCCTGGTAAAGAATATGAAGACAATGTATTAAAAGCAATGCAAACTGGTAGAACATATACTAATAGTTCTGGAATAATCAAATATAAATCATAAAAAATCTATTTTGAGAAATAATTAATATATTTATTAGTAAATTAATGAGGTTATAATGATTCTATGGTTTACAGGTCAACCAGGTTCTGGTAAAACAACACTAAGTAACGAACTTTCAGAAACTCTTGTTTCAATGGGGTATTGTGAAAAGACATTTCAAATTGATGGTGATGATTTAAGAGATATTTTAGATAATAAAGATTATTCAGAAAAAGGTCGTAGAAAGAACATTAAGTTTGCAATTAATATGGCAAAGGTCATGGAGAGTAAGGGTTATTGTGTATTGGTATCGTTAGTTTCACCTTATCGTGATTTGAGATTTGGAGATGTATTTTATCTTAATTCAACAAGAACATTACGAGAGGAATATCATGTTGATACTTTTGAACCACCAACAGAAAATTTTACAGAAATAAATACAGACAAACCAATTGAGGAGTGTATTGATGAAATACTCAATGTTTATAGGTAGATGGCAACCATGGCATAAAGGTCATCAATGGTTGATTGAACAAAGATTAAAACTTGGTAAAAATGTTTTGGTGTGTATTCGTGATATGATACCAGACGAAAATAATCCATATACGAGTGAAGAAGTATTTGATAATATAAGTTTAGAATTACAAGACTATATAAGAGTTGGACAAGTAAAGGTTATGATAATACCAGATATTGAATCTGTAAATTATGGTAGAGGAGTGGGTTATGATATAATTGAACATGAACCACCTAAAGAAATAGGAGAAATATCTGCAACTAAAATTAGGAGTGAACAAAATGAAAATTGATATATTGGATAAAGGATATATTGAATTAGTGGATACACTTGGTGATGATTTAACACCAGTAAATGCGGCGAGAGTTTCGTTTGATGGGTTTAGTGAAACATTTACGGAGAAAGATAGGAAACTATCCAAGTATTTGATTAAACATAAACATTTCAGTCCTTTTAGACATCAACATTGTATGTTTATAATTAAGGCACCTGAATTTGTTATGAGACAAGCATACAAACATGTCGTAGGTATTGAAACCACAAGTAATCATCCTACTAAAGACCATGCATGGAATGAGATTAGTGGTAGGTATGTTCCTTATGATGAATTTTATGAACCAACAGAATTTAGAAAACAATCAGAAGATAACAAACAGGCAAGTGATGGGTTAGTGGAGAATCAAAAGAATGCAAAAAAAGTTTGGGAAATGGGACAGAATGTTGCAATCTCTTGTTACAGACAACTATTAGATATGGGAATGGCAAAAGAACAAGCCAGAAGTATATTACCATTAACAGTCTATACAAAAGTTTGGTGGACAGCATCATTTCAAAGTATTATGAATTTTATTGAACTACGAGATGAGGCAACATCACAAGTAGAGATACAAGAATATGCCAGAGGATTAAAAGAGATTATGTTGAAAACATTTCCTGAAACCACAAAACTATGGAGTGAAATTTATTTAGATTAATGACGGGATGGATATTATATAAAAAGGACATCAATGAGTCATACGAGACTCAGAGATTAGTAGAGGAGTTTGAGAAACAAGATATCAAGATTCATGTTGTGAATCCACAAGATGTAGATATATTGGTGGATAGAGAAGATAGAAAGAGTATCAGAGTAAAAGGTAAGTCAAGACAATTACCAGATTTCGTAATTCCAAGAACAGGTAGTGGAACAACTTATTACATTAAGGCAATTATTCGTCATTTAGAGAGAATCGGTGTGATACTTATTAATGGAAGTTATGCAATAGATAATGTTAAAGATAAGTTATACACTCAACAAATACTTGGACAATCAAATCTACCTGTTCCTAAAACTATGTTGGTGAAACATCCAATTGATGTAGATTTTATTCAACAGAGTATTGGGTATCCTTGTATTATCAAAACATTAAGTGGTTCATTTGGTGCAGGTGTGTTTATGGCAGATAACAAAACACAATTAAAACAATTATTAAAAATGGCAGAAATCACCAATGAGAATTATGATATTATCATTCAAGAATATGTGAAAGATAGTTATGGAAAAGATTTAAGAGTATTAGTAATTAATGGTAAAGTAGTGGGTTGTATGATGAGGCAATCTACTGATGATGATTTTAGAGCAAACATCACTCGTGGTGGTGAGGGTATTCCATTTCAGATATCAGAAGATATAGAATGGATTGCAGGTGAATCATCAAGGTTGTTAGATTTAGATATCGCAGGTGTTGATTTATTATTTGATAATGGTGGATACAAAATCTGTGAAGTAAACTCATCACCTGGTTTTGAGGGTATGGATAAATATTGTAAAACAAACATTGCAGAACAGATAGTTACTTATGTGAAATACAAAATAGGTTAAATGGTTATAATAAATTCTAAGGAGAAGTGGGAGTCTTTAAAAAATAAATTGAAGACCCAAAACTTCATCTACTTACAAATGTTATCGGATGTGAATAAACATCCTAAAGAGAATCGTGTATCTTGTTTCTATATCAGAACAATACTACGAGAATACATTGTGCCTGTTAATCATAATGAGAAGTTCGGAACTATAGAAACACTTGATGTTGAGGATAGTAAAGTATGTGTGAGTGATATGAAGTCATTCCTACATAACTCAATGATTGAATGTGATAAGGTATTTGGGTTAGTGGATATGAATTGGCGTCACTACATGAAAACAAATGAACCATACGACATGGATAAACACCTAACCAATGCACACCATTGGTATTACAGAACACATTATGATAAAGAGAATATCAATGATGTGATTCCATTGGTGAAACATGGTGAGTATTTCTCAAAGGTATCTATGGATTTATTAGGATACATGGAAGACAAAGATTATTATGACCAAAGTATCTTAGAAGTTTTATCTAAGGTAGAGGATAATGGAATCCAAACTACAAATGGATTGGTTTATTCAGAATATAATCCCTATACTTCAACAGGTCGTCCAAGTAATAGATTTGGTGGTATGAACTTTGCAGCACTAAATAAAAAAGATGGTAGTAGAAAGAAGTTTGTAAGTAGATTTAAAAATGGGGTATTGGTGGAGTTTGATTACGATGCCTATCATCCAAGATTGATTGGTGATAAAATAGGTTATGAGTTTCCAAATGGTAGTGTTCACCAACACTTGGCAGACACCTATGGATTAAGTTACGATGATGGTAAGGCATTAACATTTAAGTATTTGTATGGTGGTATCACAAATGAAATAAAAGATAATCCATTTTTCAGTAAAGTAGATAAGTATGTTCAAGACCTTTGGAGTCGTTGGAAAGGGAATAAAATCATAAAATCTGATATTTATAGTAGAGAAATAAGTAGGAAGAATCTATCTGATATGAATCCTAATAAATTATTTAATTATATGATTCAATTGATGGAGACAGAAAACAATATGTTGATATTGGAAGAACTTTTACCTGAGATTCAAGATGATAAAAGTAAATTAGTTCTTTATAATTACGATGCATTCTTATTTGACTTTGATTTATCAGATGGATTAAATTACTTAAACAAAATAAAAAAGATACTTGAACAAAATGGAAAGTATCCTACAAGAGTTTCAATGGGTAGTAATTACCATGAAATGAAAGATATAACGGAGAAATTTAAATGAAACTATCAGACATAGTTCAAGAGTTGGGTAAAGTTCAAACTGCAAAGGACAAACCACCTTTTAAAACACAACAGCAGATTGAAAACGAAGCAGTTACAAATCCAATGATTAAGAAAGTTGATTTCAATAAACCAACCGTAATACATATCTCAGATGAAGAGATGGAATTACTACATCAAGACAGAAGATTAGAAAAGGATGGAATCACAATAATATTTGGTGATGAAAAACGAACTAAGTAAAATACTAACCGAATTATCCTATCGTGTTAGAGATGGGGTGCCTAATTTAAACAACGAACAACACTTAATTAAATTGTTTGATGTGTTGAAAGAGTTTAACTGGCCCATAGAAGCACGCATAGAACTCATACACAATCTTACTGAATCCAAAACAAGTGACCAAGCAAAGAAACTTGGATTAACACATATGGGATTTGGTAATTATGGTAAAGATGATAAAGTAACTCACACTTCAAAAGATGGTGAATTAGTTCCTGTCGGTGGAAGTGGGGGCGATGATAGCGAAAAAGGTGAAAAAGAACAACCAAAAAGTGAAAAAGATAAGTCATTAAGTGATGTTGATAATGATTATTATCAAAAAGATGTAGAACCAAGTGATGAGGAATATGAAAAGTCTAAACCTGAACAACAAAAATTAAAAGAGGGTGAGAGTCCAACAAAGTTACCAGATGATATATTTGGTTCACCATCTAAAGTTCCAAAGAAATATATTAAACTTGTAGAAAGATTAATTAATTCAAGATATGTAAATCAAACTACACCACCTATCACATCAATGATTAATGCATCAGGTGCAGGTAAGATACAGGCACAAGCTGCAGAGGTATTATCTATGATTGGCCCAACACTTACTGATGATGAGATGAAAAATCTTATGGACACAATCAGAAAACATAATGAAAAATTACCACAACAAATGAAAAAACTAAAAGATGGAACTTTAGTTCCATATAAACCACCAAGATATGAAAAGGGTAGTGAACCTATATTATCAGAGGATTGGTTACAATCAGTTGAAAGTGTTCGTGGTGGTATAAAATCAAGATTAGATGCAACATATGGTGAGGGTAATTGGGAAGTTGAAAATGGTGCATGGGATTTAAAAGGAGATGTAGAGGCGATGGGACTATCAGACTATGGTAGAAACAAAGGATTCTCTACTGATATGTATTTGAGAGTTAAAACACCAGATGGTAGTGTATTAGATGAAGTTAGTTTGAAAAAGAATTTGGATATATTTTTATCACAACCATCAGTAAATGCAGTTGATGAGTGGGGTGTTGTTGAAGATAAAAAAGAATATGATGAGATTGTAAGAAAGAAACAAGAATTAAAAAGTGCAGGAAAAGATAAAGGTAATGAATATAAAGAACTAACAAAGAGACAGAAAGAAATATTAGAGAAATCAAATGATAATATACCTGAAGAGGCAAATCCTAAAAAGTTTAATGAAAAAACAACACAAAATGCATCTAAGTTCTTTGAGAATGTATCTGAAGAACAACATGGTAAGATACAAGATTTAGATGAAAATGATGATGAGTATATTGCTAAGTTATCTAAGATAACTGGTCAGGCAAAAGATTATTGTAAAGTATTAGTTAAAACAATGAAGAGTTTAAAACATCCATATAGTAAAGAAGAATTAAGACAGGCAATGATTGATAATGGATTCAATGCGAAGAAAACTACAGGTAAGTATCAAGATAAATTCTCAGTAATGATGATGAGAACTTTAGGTGGTGAACCAATTAACGATGAATCTGCAAAAGAAGAACTTGATAAACATTTACAAATAGGAAAAGATTTTAATAAATCATTTGTAGAGAACATGGTAAAAGAACCATATAAATCAGGTGTAATGAATACGATTAGAGAAAAGTTTCCATTGAAATCCCTTATGGATGGTGAGGAAAAAATGTCATTGGGTGGTGTTAATGCAGACCCAGAAGTTATGAAAGAGGTATTTGGAACTACTGATTATGATGAGGTTCAAGAAAAATTAACTATACAAGGGCCAGATGATAATGATGAATATCAATTAGTATTTCAGGCGGAAGTAGGTGGTGATGTAGTTCCTATTTCTACTATTGCACCAAGACAAAGAGGATTGGGATATGAACCTGTGGTTAACTTGGAAATGAATCTACATCCTGTAATGAAAGAAAAGTTATATTGTGCCAATAAGAAAATCGGTAGAGATGTACCAGAGGCCGAACAATACGATAAAAAATATAAGTGTGATGTATAATATGAGGACTCAATTACTATGTACATTCACTAAACAAGACAAACTAAATGAATCCATTGATATCATAGTTTCTTGTAATAAAATTTTATATGATAAGGTTTATGTCTTTACAGATGTAAATGACCCATCACAATTGTTATGCACTTACAATGTGGAATTCAATGAAGACTTTCAAGAACCAACAATAGATACTATATCTCTTCATAGAAAGAAACAATCAAATACACTCTACACAATCAATGCATTGAATGAAGTTATTCGTTCAAAGAATAATGGAATCTTAGATAAGAAGTTTATGGTTGATTGGGATGAGTTTCAGAACACACTATTATTAACAAATGAAAATGGATTAACAAAGATTCCTACAAAGATTCATTCTATTATTGATGTTAATGAATGGTTAAAATAAAAAAATAAAAAAAAATAAAAAAAAATTAAAAAAAAATACGGTTTGGGATTTTTCCAATATATATATAAACATAACTTACTTAATTGGTCTTAAGTAAATTAGTTTTTTGAAAATTTGAAATCAGAAAGTACAGAGAGTAATTAACTCTGTATGGGATTGACCGAATAATGGGTAGACTTTAGAAGCCCATAAGGTAATCTGAAATGAGTTTGTGGTGAACCTACTGAGGTTAAAATAATTTCGGTAGTTGAGACATCAATCATTTAATGTACTTGAAGATAAAACTATAATAGAAACGATTCTATTGACCTTGTTGTGGGTAAGGGTAAAACTGAAATCCCACTTTATGACCGAATAATCTAATCTTGGAGAGATAAGGTAATAACACAGAGGTTGTACTCACTTCAATGAGATTAACCATCTTGAGAAGAATCATCGTAACTGATGGGTGTTAGGTACAAGGTATAAAAAATCCAAGCTTCAAGTTGTAGGTAATCGTTAGTCCTACATCCCCATAGATTTCATAAACTTAAAAAAAATGGTCACACGATTTTTAGTTTCCACCTTATTTACAAACTTAAAAACAAGATGACCATTTTTTTTGCAAATAATGAAAATAAATCCGTTTTTTACAAATATATATGATATATATTATTGTATCAAGGTTATACTTGAATACTAATTAACAATTAATAAATTAACAAATAGGAGATAAACAATGGACTTAAATGCTATTCGTAAGAGGTTAAATCAACTTCAAACAACAAACAACAGAACATCAAGTCTTTGGAAACCACAACCTGGTAAAACTCAAATCAGAATCGTTCCTTATTCATTCAATAAAGACAATCCTTTCATTGAGTTATTTTTCCACTACAATCTCAATAATCGTTCATATCTTTCACCAATATCCTTTGGAAGACCTGACCCGATTGAAGAGTTTGCACAGAAACTTCGTGGAAGTGGTAACAAAGAAGACTATCAGTTGGCTCGTAAATTAGAGGCAAAAATGAGAACTTTTGCACCTGTTATCGTAAGAGGTGAAGAGAAACAAGGAGTAAAATTTTGGGGATTCGGTAAAACCGTATACCAAGAATTACTTTCTGTAATCGCTGACCCTGATTATGGTGATATTACAGACCCAGTTAATGGTCGTGATGTTGTAGTTGAGTTCATATCCGCAGAGGAAACAGGAGCTAGTTTCCCTACAACAAAGATTAGAGTAAAACCTAATCAAACACCAATTTCAGACGAACCTGAAATCTTAGAGAAAGTCAAAGAACAACAAGACATTCGTGAGATTTATCAAGAGTTATCTTATGACGACTTGTCAGGTGTATTGGATGAATGGTTGAACCCATCAGAGGAATCAGATGGTGAATCAGATACTCAAGATACCGTAACAAGTTCTGAATTAGAGTCTTCTAAAGTGAAAGACACTTCAGAAGCTTTTGATGAATTATTTAATTCGTAAATTATAACAAGATATGGGAGTCATATATTGTGGCTCCCATTATTAACTTAGGAGAAAATGAATGTCAGTAAATGATGTATTGGCCGATACTTTGGCAAGTAGTCTGAATAAAAAGTTTAAAGACAATAAAGTTGCATACTTTTTAGATGGAAGTGATTCCACACCAACAGACATTAGAGAATTTATTTCTACAGGTTCTTCAATGTTAGACTTGGCAATATCCAACAGACCTAATGGTGGTATTGCAGTTGGTAGAATTACAGAAATCAATGGATTAGAATCAAGTGGTAAATCACTACTTGGTGCACACATACTTGCAGAGACTCAGAAGAAAGGTGGAGTTGCAGTCTATATAGATACTGAAACTTCAGTTTCTCAAGAGTTCATGGAAGTTATTGGTTTAGATTTAAATAAAATGTTATATCTACATTTAGAAACCGTAGAAGATATCTTTGAGGCAATTGAAGAAATAGTAACAAAAGTTAGAGAAAGTGACAAAGATAGATTAGTAACTATCTTGGTTGACTCACTCGCCGCCGCATCTACTAAAGTAGAATTAGAGGCAGACTTTGATAAAGATGGTTGGGCAACTGCCAAGGCAATCATTATCAGTAAGGCGATGAGAAAAATCACTCAACTTATTGGTAGAGAAAAGATTGCACTCGTATTCACAAATCAATTAAGACAAAAACTCGGAGTAATGTTTGGAGACCCTTGGACAACAAGTGGTGGTAAGGCATTACCATTCCATTCATCTACAAGAATTAGATTGAAGAATATGGGACAAATCAAAGATACAGGTAAGAATGTATTAGGTATGAAGTGTAGGGCACAGATTATTAAGAATCGTTTAGGCCCACCTTTGAGACATGCAGATTATGATATGTACTTTGATAGAGGTATAGATAATTATGGTGCATGGTTAACCGTACTGAAAGAACACAAGTTAGTCAAAACTGGTGGAGCATGGTATACTTTAGTAGACCAAAATGGTGAAGAACATAAATTCCAATCAAAAGATTGGGAAGATTTAATCACCGAAAATGATGAACTACGAGAGTATGTATATCAAATCATTTGTGATAAGGTTATATTAAGATACAAAGAGAAACTTGGTATTGATGATGTTACCTTCACAGATGAGGTTCTTGGTGATTAAGAAGAAATACATATCAATACTTGAGGAGATTAAAAAATCTGGCGGTAAAATAGATAGTGGTGAACCAAACGACTCGGTTTTACTAATAGATGGTCTGAACACTTTTATTAGAGTGTTTTCAGCAATACCAACTACTAATGATGATGGGGTTCACATTGGTGGAATAGTTGGTTTTTTAAGGTCAATTGGTTACACTATAAATATGGTAAGACCTACCCGAACCATTATCGTGTTTGATGGTAAGGGTGGGTCTAACCGCCGTAGGAAAATCTTTCCTGAATATAAAATGGGAAGAAAAATGTCTCATCGTTTGAATAGAGCAAATGATTTTTTGACTCGCGAAGACGAACAAAAGATGATGATTCATCAGTTGAATCGTGTTGTTGAGTATCTTGAATGTCTACCTTTAACCATAATCAATATAGATAATATTGAGGCAGATGATGTCATTGGTTATTGTAGTAAACATGTCTTCAAAGACAAAGTTACTATTATGTCTACTGATAAAGATTTCTTACAATTAGTAGATGAAAGGATTCAAGTTTACTCACCTACAAAAAAGAAGATGTACGATGAAGAACGAATCAAAGAAGAATTTGGTATCAGTCCTAAAAACTTTTTATTGTATAGAGTTTTAGATGGAGATAAATCAGATGGTATACCTGGTGTCCATGGAGTAGGGTTAAAAACATTACTCAAAAACTTTCCATGGTTAAGTGAAGATGTTAAGTATACCATCAATGATTTATTAAAGAGTGCATCTAAAAAACGAAAACAAGTAAAGTTATGTGAAAACATTTGTAATTCAGAAGAACAAATGTTGATGAACAGAAGACTAATGGATTTGGATGATGGTATTATGGGTGGTAGTAGTAAACTAAAAGTACAGAATATCACATCACAACCAATCCAAAGAATGATTAAACATAAATTTCAAAAAATGTTTCTTGAAGATAAAATGTATACTGCCTTACCAAACTTGACGAGTTGGTTAGCAAATACATTTAATAGATTAAATTTTATGGCGGAGAAAACACATGGGTGATAAACAAAATCAACCAAACAAATCAGGTGTAGATGGTCAAACTTGGCTTCGTAATATTTTAAACTATAATGGTATAAAAGATTTTATTGAAGAAAGTGGTGGTAACAAAAGTCAGATTGATTTTGAAATAAAATGTCCTAATGGTGATATACTTTATGTAGACCCGACAAATCAAAATGGAAAAGGGAGTATAGGTGAAAAAATTCCACACAAGGTTTGGAAATATTATAAATTATATGATTATAAAAAAGTTCACATACTAATGGGTAAATACGACATACCAACAAAAAATCCATCAGTTGTAAAACATTGTCAAGAGGAGTATGGAGGACGATTTGAAACCATCTTTATCACAAGAAATGAAATGATATTACTTTTAGAAAAAATATTTGATATAAAAATAAATATGCCACCTGAAATGATACAAGGGACTATACAAAGGTTTGAGTAATGGGTAGAAAACGAAAATATCATACTGCAAAAGAGAAGAGAGAAGCCCAAAGAAGATGGCAGATGGAACATTACAAAAGAAATGCAGAAGAGATAAGAGCAAAGGCTCGTCAAAAATATCGTGAGAAAAAGAGAAAAGAATTTTATGATAAGAAAGTACAAGATATGTATGGGAACATTGAGTGAGTAATAGTAAAACATTTTGTCCCTTACCATTTGTACATTTATATGCACAACCATCAGGTCATGTGAAACCTTGTTGTATTGCAGAAACCATATACTCACATAATTTAAACAGAGAATCCATAGGTGAAGTATTTAATTCAGAAGAAATGAAAAAACTTCGTATGGATATGTTGAATGGAGAAAGAAATAAATTATGTGATATTTGTTATTTAGCAGAAGATAGAGGAGAGTATAGTGCACGACAAGGATTTTTAGAACCAAGTAATAATGAGTTTGAAATACCAAAAACTACTGATGGTGAAGTTCCATTAGAGTTTCAGTATATTGATATTAGATTTTCAAATCAATGTAATTTTAAATGTAGAACATGTTGTCATGACTTCTCATCATCTTGGTATGAACCTGAAATGTTATTGGGTGGATTATCACCTGATGTAAATAAAGTTATTAAAGTAGAGAATAACTTTATGGAGAATCTAAAGAAACACTTAGGTAAACTTAAGAAGATATATTTTGCGGGTGGTGAACCTTTGATAATGCCTGAACACATGGACATCCTAAAGTTTGTTACTGATAAAGAATTAAAACTACACCTACATTACAATACAAACTTATCTACATTAAAATATCAAGAAGAATCATTACTTGAGTATTGGAATAAGATAAAAGAAAAAGGTACGATTTACATTGCAGTATCTTGTGATGGGTTATATGATTTAGGTGAGTATATCAGAGTTGGTTTTAAACATGATAACTTTGTAAAGAATATAAATAAACTAAAAGAATATAATATAGATTATGGAATACAATATACCGTATCTACATATAATATATTTCACATATTTGAATCCATTGAACAATTTATAAACTTAGGTATTATAACTAATACTGATGACATTTCATTTCACTATGCGTGGGCACCTGATGGAGTATGTATAAAGAACCTACATGAAAAAGATAAGTTTAAAGTTATTAGTTTATTTGAAAAGTACATGGATGGTGTATCAAACAAAACAAAAATTGACTTAGAAAATATTTTAAAATTTATGGGAACAGAAAGTGGAGACTACGAGGAAATAAAAAACTATAATGATAAAATAAATCGTGTATTTCCGAAAACTAAATGATAATTATAAATGGTTATGAGTGAATCTTTAATTAAATATGGAACATCTTTTCAGAGTAAAATTATTACATCTTTAATAGTTGATACGAAGTTTATAAAAACTATCGGTGACATTTTAGAAGTAAGTTATTTTGATTCTGATTCAAACAAGTTTCTTGTAAAATCAATAATAGATTATTTTAAAAAGTATAAATCCCCACCGACAATGGAAGCATTAAAAGTTGTCATTGATGATGTGGAAAATGATGTACTAAAGACGAGTATTGTTGATTCATTACGAAGTGCATGGCAACATCGTGAATCACCTGATTTAGAATTTGTAAAAGAAAAATCACTTGAGTTCTGTAAGAACCAAGTTATCAAAAGTGCCATCATGGAATCAGTTGAGTTATTAGATAATCAAAAGTATGATGAGATAAAAGGTGTTATAGATAATGCAATGAAGGCAGGTGTAGAAAGAGACATTGGTCATGATTATATTACAGGTTTGGAAGAGAGATTAACTAAACAAACAAGAGAATGTTTACCAACACAATGGGATAGTGTAAATGATTTGATGGATGGTGGTTTGGCAGGTGGTGAACTTGGTGTTATTGTTGCTCCAGCAGGTATTGGTAAGTCATGGACTCTTCAGGCATTAGGTGCACATGCAGTCAAACAAGGTAAAACCGTAATTCATTATACATTAGAGTTAAATGCACAATATGTAGGGTTAAGATATGATACAATTGTAAGTGGACAACCAACAGGTAACTTACAATATTATAAAGATGAAGTACAAAACAAGATTTCAAAGTTAAAGGGTGAGTTGATAATAAAATATTATCCAACAAGAACTGCAAGTGTTAATACACTTACTGCACATTTACAACAATGTGAAATGCAGGGACTCAAACCAGATTTAGTGATTGTGGATTATGCAGACATCATGAAATCCACACAACATTTTAGTGAAAAAAGACATCAGTTAGGACATATCTATGAAGAGTTGAGAGGTATGGCAGGAGAGTTCAACATACCAGTATGGACTGCATCTCAGGCAAATCGTTGCCACATTTTAACTGATAAAGTGGAAACTGAAAATGGTAAAATGGAAATTGGAAAAATAAAAGAGGGTGATGAAATTTTAACTCACGATGGATATAAAAAAGTAACAAAAGTTTTTCCAGTTGAGAAGCAACCAGTATATAAAGTTAAATTAAAGTCTGGTAAAGAAATAACTATCTCATCTAATCACGATTTACCTGTTATGTACGGTAAATTGAAATCAATTGCAACTGGATTGAAAGTGGGTGATAAATTATTTACAAAAAAAGTGAATAAAAAGTGAAAATTTTTGTGATGTTGTTATATTTATATATGAGTAAGATATTGGAGAACAATAATGGCATCAGTTAAACAAGCATGGATAAAAAAGTATGGCGAAGAAGAAGGACTTCGTAAGTGGAAAAATCATAAAAAGAATTTTGGTAAAACAAAAGAAGAATTGATAAAAAAACATGGTAAAGATTGGTATAATGAAATGATTAAAAAGAAAAATACATTTTCATTAAAAGCCTGTGTAGAAAAATATGGTGAAGAATTGGGTAAAATAAAATGGCAAGAAAGATTAGATAAGAAACTTAAAACTCAAAGGGAAAATTTTAAGAATAAAAAGTGGAATAATGGATTATCACTTGAAGAATACCAAAAACGGTATGGTATAGAAGATGGATATAGTAGGTGGAAAAAAAGGAATAGCCGTCATGGTTATTTGGTATCTAAACAAAGATACATTGATGAATTTGGTGAAGAAAGAGGGTTAGAAATTTGTAGAAATATAAAAGATAATTCTTCATTGGAATATTATGTAAAAAAGTATGGTGAAAAGCTAGGTTTAGAAAGATATAAAGAAAGCAACAAGAAAAAGGCAATAACAGAAGAAACAATGATTGAAAAGTATGGATATGAAGCTGGAAAAGAAAAGTATAAAGAATGGTTATTAGCTATTACTCAAACATCATCAAAATTATTTAATAAAGGATATAGTAAGATATCACAAGAATTATTTTGGGGAGTATACGAAAAGCTTGAAGATGAGTTAAAGAAGAAATCTTATTTTGCTGAATTAAATAAAGAATATCAGTTTTTTGTAAATCACGAGAGTAATTATCCGAATAAAATAATAATGCCGGATTTTAAGTGTGGAAATTCTATAATTGAATTTGATTGTGAGTATTGGCACGATAAAAATCTTGATGTTAAAAGAGATATTATTTTAGAAAGTAAAGGATATAAAATTTTGCGGATAAATGATAATGAATATAAAAATGATATGGTTGGTGTGATTAAAAAATGTAAGGAGTTTGTAAATGAAAATGCATAACTTAAATCCAGAAGATTTTGTAATGGATGAAATCGTTTTGATTGAATTGGTGGGTGAAGAATATACTGTTGATATTACAGTTGTAGATACGCATATGTTTTTCGTTAATGATGTGTATTCACACAATTCTGCTCTTGAAGAAGATGTGATTGGTGCTGAAAAGGTTAGTGAAGATTATAGTAAAGTTATGACAGCTGATTTTGTTATGAGTATGAGTAGAAAAGTGGAAGATAAGATTGCTAATACAGGTCGTTTTCATGTTATTAAAAATAGATTTGGGCCAGATGGAATAACCTTTCCAGCAACCATAAATACCAATACAGGTTACATTATGATTTATGAAAGTAGCACTCAAGGTGGAAGAGATGCACAAGGTAAAATGAATAATGCAGATGAGTATATTAGAAAAACCTTGGCTCAAAAGAAGAAGGATTTTGATTCAGATGGGTTTGAATAAAACTTCTAAAAAACTTTTAATAAAAAATTAAAAAAATTTATATATATTCAGGAGTATTCCACCATATATATAATACATATATAGTGAAGACAATTAAAAAGTAAGTTTACAATAAGGAGTTTGTTACAATGGGAGAACATAAGTTTAAGTTATCAGAAAATTTTGTAAGTAAGTACAAAAGAAAAAAAGCACCATTCGGTTTTAACGGATTAGGTGAATTAGTTTATATGCGAACATACTCAAGAATTAAAGAAGACGGAAAAAATGAGCGTTGGTGGGAAACCGTACAACGAGTTGTAGAGGGAACTTATACAATGCAAATGAATTGGATTGAATCACATCAATTAGGTTGGAATCCTTGGCAAGCTCAAAAATCTGCTCAAGAAATGTATGATAGAATTTTCAATATGAAATTCTTACCACCAGGTCGTGGATTGTGGGCTATGGGAACACCAATCACCGAAGAAAAAGGTTTATATGCAGCACTAAATAATTGTGCATTTGTATCAACAAAAACCATTAAAGAAGATTATTCAAAACCATTTTGTTTCTTAATGGATGCAAGTATGTTAGGTGTTGGTGTTGGTTTTGATACAAAAGGTGCTGGAGAAATAATAGTTAAGGGTATTGATAAAGATAGAACATCACAAGTGTTTGAAATACCTGATACTCGTGAGGGTTGGGTAGAATCTTTAAGGTTATTATTAGAGAGTTATTTTCATGGTCAGGCACCAGTTGAATTTGATTATAGTAAAATCAGATTAGCAGGAGAACCTATCAAAGGTTTTGGTGGAGTATCAAGTGGGCCAGACCCTTTAGAAGAAGTTCATAATGATATTAGAAAAGTATTAGAAAAAAATAGTGGTGAACCAATCACAATCACAACCATCGTAGATATTATGAATTTAATCGGTAAATGTGTTGTGGCAGGTAATGTAAGAAGATGCTTACCTAAATGGTATGAAGTGCTTACTGAAGATGGTTTCAAACAAATGGAAAAAATAACGAGGGATGATAAAGTTTTAACTGCTGATGGTTATAAACGAGTATTGAATACGTTTGATAGTGGAGAGCAAAAAGTTCTTAAAATAAAAACTCTTAATGGTACAGAATATGAAGCTACAGAAAAACACACTTTATTAGTGTATAATCAAGATACTGGATTTGAATGGAAGATGGTAAAGGATATAAATAGAGATAAAGATTTTCTTGTAAAACCAAAAAAATAGTATCAGGGAACGTATGTTTTTTATCTTTTCTTATATTTATTATTGAATGTAGGAGAAATAAAATGGCACTTGAAATTGTAAAAATAAAATGTAGGATTTGTGGAGTAGAGTATGAAACAAAAAAGAATAGAGATTATAGGCTAAGACTTGAAAGTGGTTTATTTTATTGTAGTAAGAAATGTACGTGGAGTAATAAAGCAAAAAAAATGAGATATAAACACCAATCTAAATTGATGAAGGAAAAATATGGATATGAAAACACCTTTCAATTTCCAGATTCTATTAAAAAAATACAAGAAAAGCGTAATGAAACTGAAATAATGGAGAAGAAGATAAAAACTTTCCAAAGAAGATACGGTGTGAATAATGCACAACAAATTCCGGAAATTAAACATAAGACAATGAAAACTAATTTAGAAAAATACGGTGCTACAGCGTATGTGAATTCTGATGAGTATAAACAAATTAGAAAAGATTTTATAAATAAAGAATATGGCGTTGATTATTATACACAGACAGATGAGTTTAAGAAGAAGGTTAAAGAAACAATTATTGAAAGGTACGGTAGAAAAGATTATTTCAAATTTGGAACTAAAGAATTTAGAGACAGAATGTTAGAATTGTATGGTGTAGAAAATGCAATGCATAATCCAGAGTTTGCAGAAAAGGCATTGAGTGGGTATCGTGGATATTATAACACTAATAAATTTTATATAATGCCATCGGGAAAGAAAATTAAAATTCAAGGGTATGAAAATAAAACATTAGATAGGTTATTTGAATTAGGATTTAAAGAAAATGATATTTTATATAGAAAGAGAGATATGCCAGAAATATGGTATAATTATGATGGTAAAAAAAGACGATATTATCCAGATTTTTATATACCCAAAGATAATCTAATTGTTGAAACAAAAAGTACTTATACACTTGAATTTGACAAAGAAAAAAATAAGTTAAAATTTAACGCTGTGAAATCACTTGGATTTGATTTCAAGTTAGACGTTTATTAGGAGATAAAATTATGAATCAATATGGTATAAATGATTTTAATTTAGAAGATTTTGAGCTTGTTACTATTATGGATATAATAGATGAAGGAAAAATAGAAAAGACGTGGGATATTGAAGTAGAAGATAAACATCACTTCTTTGTTAAAAATCCAAAAAATGATATTGATGAAACTATTGTATCACACAATACTGCAGAAATTGTATTTGGTGACCCTGACTCAGAAGAGTATTTAGACTTGAAAAATTACAAAGTCAATCCACATAGAGACCAATATGGTTGGACATCAAACAATTCAGTATTTGCAGAACTCGGTATGGATTATACAGAAATCGCAAAAAGAATCGTAGATAACGGAGAACCAGGTTTGGCTTGGTTAGATAACATGAGACACTATTCAAGAATGAAGAATGGTGGGGATGATAAAGACCATAGAGTAGCTGGTGGTAATCCTTGTGTAGTTGGTGATACATTAGTGGCAGTAGCTGATGGTAGAAACGCAGTTCCAATTAAAGATTTGGTTGGTACTCAATATCCAGTTTATTCTGTTGATAAAAATGGTAAAGTAGTTATTAAACAATCAACTAAAACTTGGAAAACAAAAGAAAATACTGAAATATGGAAACTAACATTAGATGACGGTTCTAATTTGTTAGCTACACCTGACCATAAAATTATGTTGAGAAATGGTGAATATAAAGAACTTAAAGATTTACAAGAAGGTGAATCGGTATTTCCATTTAATAGTTTTGACAACAAAGGTTATAGGAACATAAGAGGAACTGGTAAAAGAGCAAGTGGTATAAGACAATATAGATTGATTACAGAATATGAACTTGGTTACATACCTGATGCTAAAGAATATGCTATTCATCATAAAGATTTTGATAAGACAAATGACAGGTGGGATAATTTAGATGTAATAACTCAATCGGAACATAGTAGATTACATAGATTAGATAAAAATCCAATGCATGACCCTGTAAATGTAGAAAAGATGAAAAAAACTACTCTTGAAAATGGTGGTCATTTTGGTGAAAGAAATAGTATGTATGGTAAACATCATAAAAAATCTACATTAAAAAAGATTGGTAAAAAATCAAAAGAAAATTGGAATAATCAAAGAGATTTTATGATTGAATCAATTAAAAATGGAATGACTAAAAGTGTTAGAAAGCATATATCAGATAAAAGAAAAGAAAGAACAATTTGGGTAAATTGGAATTGTCCTGTGTGTAACGAACATAAAACACTTACAGAATATCAAGCATCCAAAAGAAAAACTTGTAGTTATTCTTGTTCCAATGTTAAAAGAGGAATGGTCAATCAGGGTATTTGGAATCATAAAATTGCATCAGTTGAGTTTTATGGATATGAAGATGTTTATGATATGACCGTTGAAGATACACATAATTTTGGTGTGATAACATCTACTTTGGATGATAAGTATTTGTGTTCATCTGGTTTGTTTATCCATAATTGTCTTGAACAATCACTTGAATCATATGAGTTATGTTGTTTAGTGGAAACATTTCCAAGTAATCATGATTCGTTAGAGGATTATCAGAGAACACTTAAATATGCTTATCTATATGCCAAGACTGTAACACTTGGTAGAACACATTGGGCTGACACAAACAGAGTGATGTTGAGAAACAGAAGAATTGGATGTAGTGTTAGTGGTGTAGCTCAGTTTGTAACTAATCGTGGATTAGATGAGTTTAAAAATTGGTTGGAGAATGGATATGATACAATACAAGAGTGGGATAAGATGTATTCAGATTGGTTTGCAATTCCAAAATCAATCAAAACCACAAGTGTAAAACCAAGTGGAACCGTATCATTATTAGCAGGTTCAACACCAGGTTTACATTATCCTGAATCAAGATTTTACATTAGAAGAATTAGGTTATCAATTAATTCGGATTTAGTAGAACCATTGAAAAAAGCAGGTTACAAAATTGAACCTGCTTTTGGTTCAGAAGATTCCACATTAGTTGTTGAGATACCAGTTGATGTAGGTGAGGGAATTAGAACTGCTAAAGATTTAAGTATATGGGAACAATTCTCATTAGCAGCATTCCTACAAAGACATTGGGCGGATAACCAAGTAAGTTGTACCGTAACATTCAATCCTGAAACAGAGGGAGATGAAATACCAAATGTATTGAATTATTTCCAATATCATCTAAAGGGTATATCACTATTACCAAGACATGATTGGGGTGCATATCCACAAATGCCATATGAGGCAATAGATGAAAAAGAATACAATAAACAAATTAAAAAATTAGGTAAGTTATCATTCGGTGTAATTAAAGCAGAAGAGGCAAATGTTGAGAAATTCTGTGATGGTGATTTTTGTGATATAGAAGAAATCACACCAACCGCAGGTGATAATGATGACCAAGAATATGCAAATGGTTAAAAATTTCACATACCCTGGCAGAAAGCACACCAGAATAAAAATGTGCTGTTCACAAGTAAACAAACAAGGAGATGATTATGAAATATCGTAATCTATTAGCATCAATGGTATTGATGACAGGATTGTTCGCACAATCTATTGTTGGAACTATTGTTGATGTTGACTCAAAACCACTTGAGGGAGCTAATGTTGTAGTTCTTGGAACAGATTTAGGTGGAGTATCAGATAAAGATGGTGCTTTTTCTATTGATGTTTCTAATGGAACCTATGATGTAGTGGCTTCTTTCATTGGTTACTCTTCAATAACTAAATCAGTAGTTGTTGAGGGTATCACTACATTAAACTTCGTATTGGATTTTGATGTAGTTTCCTTATCAGATGTTGAGGTGTTAGCATCTCGTGCATCTGAAACAACACCTGTGGCCTATACTAATGTTAGTAAAGAAGAAATGGAAGTAAGACTTGGTTCACAAGACATTCCAATGATTCTTAACACTACACCAAGTGTATATGCAACACAACAAGGTGGTGGTGCGGGTGATGCTCGTATCAACATTCGTGGTTTTAATCAAAGAAATGTTGCAGTGATGATAAATGGTGTTCCCCAAAATGATATGGAGAACGGATGGGTTTACTGGTCTAATTGGGATGGAGTAGGTGATGCTACATCTTCAATTCAGGTTCAGAGAGGTCTATCAGCTGTTAATTTGGCAACACCTTCTATTGGTGGAACTATGAACATCATAACCGACCCTACATCTTTTGAAAAAGGTGGGAAGTTCAAACAAGAAGCTGGAGATGGTGGTTTTCTTAAAACTACTTTCAACTACAATACTGGTCTATTATTAAATGACAAGTTGGCTTTAAGTGGAACTATTGTTCGTAAAACTGGTGATGGAATTATAGATGGTACATGGACTGATGCTTGGGCATACTACTTTGGTGGTAGTTATGCAGTAAGTGAAGACCAACGATTTGAATTATACGCCATCGGTGCTCCACAACGACATGGACAAAATCTATACAAACAGAATATTGCAACTTACTCACAAGAGTTAGCAGGTAGTATTGATGGATATGATACTGATGCATTTGCAGAAGGTAACAAATTCTCTACTGAAGCTGGTAGATTGTTCAATCAGAATGTCGCACCTATTGACCCATCATATACAGGTAAACAATACTGGTATATGTATGGAGCGAACACAACAAGTAGATTCAACAAGAACTTCTTGAACGAAAGAGAAAACTTCTTTCACAAACCATTAGTGAATTTAAATCACTTCTTAACCATCAATGACAAGACAAGACTAAGTTCAGTATTGTATTGGAGTGGTGGTTCTGGTGGTGGTACTGGAACTTATGGTAGTGTCAGTAGAAAACCAGCCATTGAAGGAAATGCTTGGTATGCAAGTTCACCTTGGACATGGGATTGGGATGCTGAGATTGCACAAAATTCTGATAACATTGATGAGAACTTCTCAATTACTGAAAATCGTTCAACAGGTATCTTAAGAAACTCTATTAATCGTCAAAATACCTATGGTTTGATTTCTAAACTAAACTATGTAGTTAGTGATAATTTAGAATTACAAACAGGTATTGATTGGAGAACTGCTCGTATAGAACACGCTCGTGAAGTTCGTGATTTATTGGGTGGTGATTACTATGTTGATTATGCAGACGACAACTTTGAAGAAGGTAAAGTCGTAAGACTCGGTGACGAGATTGCATACTTCAATGAAACAACCGTAGATTGGATTGGTGGATTTGTACAAGGTAATTACACTACAGAAAAACTAAACCTATATGGTATGGGTGGAGTATCAAGTATTGAATACTCTTATCAAGACCACTTCACTATTGAGGATGCAGTAATAACTGCAGACCCAATCACTACTTACCAAGTTAAAGGTGGTGCATTATTTAATGTAAACGATAATCTTGGATTATTCGTAAATACAGGACTTGTAGAAAAAGCTCCTATCTTAGATAATGTTATCTACTTTGATGGAACCGTAGCATCAGACCCAGCGAACGAAAAGTTCCTACATAATGAGATTGGTGCAAACTTCGGTACACAAAAACTTGGAGTTAGAGTAAGTGCCTATGATACTGATTGGCAAGATAGAAACCTTACAAAATCTGTAACAACAGGTCAAGGTTCATCAGGTGATACTGATATTATCTTCCTAAGAGGTGTAAATCAAAAACACTCAGGTATTGAAATTGAAACCAAAGTAAAACCTAATGATTTAGTTGAACTTGATTTAATTGCATCATTTGGTAATTGGAAATTTGATGGAGATGCAGAGGGTACTTATCAAGAGAATGAGTATAATGAAGAAGGTCAAGTAGTTGGATTAACAACTACAGAGTATCAATATGCTCTTGATGGTCTATATGTTGGTGATATGCCACAAACATCTTATATTTTAGGTGTTACTCTTAAACCATTAAAAGGTCTAAGACTACAGGCACTATACAAGACATACGACAAAAACTATGCAGATTGGTCACCATCAGCTCGTGAATACGATGGTAGTGATTCAGATGCAGACAGAGCTCAAGTTTGGGAAGCACCAGGCTACTCAAAACTTGATTTACACGCATCATACAAACTTCCAATCAAGGGATATGATATTTCCTTAACAGGTCATATCTTCAATGCTCTTGATGAAGTATTTGTACAAGATGCAGTTGATAATTCACAATACAATAGTTGGGGTGATAAAGTACACGCTCCACATAACGCTGAGGTATTCTTAGGAACACCAAGATATGCAAATATTGGAGTGAGTATTAACTTCTAATTGTAATTATGGGGGGAATATCATTTATTTCCCCCCACTTACAAAAATAATTTAAAGATTGAAAAAAAATAATACTATTTATTACTAAACAAAAGAGGTTCTAAAATTTATCTGAGAAAGTTAAAAAGTCTTGGATTAAAAGACGAGAGAGAGGCTAAGATTGTATCAGAATATTTGGTATGATGTGCGTAAACAAAGAATGCATGTATTTGATGACAAAAGAGGTTATCTTATTGTTCCTTACAAAAAATATGCCTATGTAAAAAATTCAAATGGTCAACATGTTTCACTATATGGTGATAGAGTAAAGAAAGTATTTAATTATGATAAAGATGACCCAACACTACATGAATCAGATGTCCCACCAACAACAAGATTTTTAGTTGACCAATATACAGATTCAGATGAAGTTTCAGATGGACATAGAAAAGTATTCTTTGATATTGAGGTAGAGGTTACATATGGTTTTCCTGATGTGATGAAGGCAAACAATGTAATCACTTCTATTGCACTATATGATTTCATGACAGAAACATATTTTACATATGTGTTTGATGCAAAGAAAAGACTTCAATCATATACAAAAGATAATAAAGTTGTAGAGGTATATGATACAGAATACGAAATGTTAAACAAGTTTTTCCAAAAGTATTTAGAAATCAAACCAACAATATTAAGTGGTTGGAACTCAGACTTCTTTGATATTCCTTATCTATATAATAGGGCAGTAAATGTATTGGGTGTTAGTGTGGCAAACTTGTTATCACCTATCTCAGAAGTATATTACAATGAAGTTAAAAAGAGATATGTTATTGCAGGAGTTAGTTGTTTAGACTATCTATCTTTATATAGAAAGTTTTCATTCTCTCAACAATCAAGTTATAGATTAGATTATATTGGTGAAGTAGAGGTCGGTATAAAAAAGGTTGATTATGAGGGAACACTTAATGACTTGTATGAAAATGACTTACAGACATTCATTGATTACAACATCCGAGATGTAAAAATATTAGTTGAGTTGGATAAGAAATTAAATTTGATTGAGATATCACGAGGTATTGCACACCTTGGACACATACCTTATGAAGAAGTGTTTATGAGTTCAAGATATCTTGAGGGTGCAATATTAGTTTATCTGAAAAAACTTGGTATTGTTGCACCAAACAAACCACCAAGACCAAAAACATTTGATGATGATAAGTTTGCAGGTGCATATGTACAGAAACCACAGGCAGGTAAACATGATTGGGTTTATGACTTGGACATTACATCTATGTATCCAAGTGTGATTCGTAGTCTAAATATATCACCTGAGACTAAGTTAGGTAAGGTTGAGGGTTGGGATGCAGAGGAGTTCTTAAAAAAGGACTTGGTAAAAACATATACCATGATAGATAAGAAAGAAAAAGAAATTGGTAAGTTTACAAATGGTGAATTAGAAAACTATCTATTAACCAATGAGATTAGTATTGCATCTAATGGTGTTTTATATCGTACAGATAAACAAGGATTGATTCCTGCACTTCTAACTAAGTGGTTCAACGAAAGAGTTGAGATGAGAAAACTTGTTAAGAAGTATCATGATGAGGGTAATAAAGAATTAGAAGATTACTTTGATAGAAGACAATACATACAAAAGATTATTTTGAATTCCATGTATGGTGTATTGGGATTACCTGTATTTAGATTTTATGATTTGGATAATGCAGAGGCAACAACTCTCACTGGTCAAGCCTTAATTAAGTTCAGTAAGAAGATAACGAATCACTTTTATAATAAAGAACTCGGTACTGATGATGATTATGTGATATACATAGATACTGATTCTATTTTTGCCTCTGCTATTCCATTGGTTGAGAAGAGATTTCCTAATCAAAAACTAAGTGATACAATGATGACACAAAGGATTATGGAGATTTGTAGTGAGGTACAAGATTATCTAAATGAAAGTTATAATTTCTTTGGTAAGAAGTTCTGTAATGTAGAGAAAGAAAACCATGTGTTTGATATTAAACAAGAGGTAGTTGCAAAGAGTGGGTTGTTCATTACAAAGAAAAGATATGGATTAAGAATTATCAATGATGCAGGTCGTAAGGTAAATAAGATTCATGTTAAAGGATTGGATACGGTTCGTAGTAACTTTGCAGTTGCTATGAAAGAATTATTAAGTAAGGTATTGGAAGATATATTGGCAGATGTTCCAAAGGAAAAGATTGATGAAAGAATATCATTGTTTAAAAGAAACATGGTTAACTTACATTATGATGTTATGGCGAATCCAATTGGTGTAAAGGGTATTGGAAAGTATGAAGTGAAAGATGATGATTCACCATTCAGTACATATAAAAAAGGAACACCTGTTCATGTTAAGGCCGCTATCAATTATAATTCATTATTAGAATATTGGTATGAGGGTAGGAAATACGAAAAGATTATAAATGGTAGTAAGATTAAATGGGTGTATCTAAAGAACAATGAGTTTGGGTTTGATACAATTGCATATAAAGGTTATGAAGACCCACCACAGATTTTAGAATTAATTAAGACTCACATTGACCATGATAGAATGTTTGAACAGGCAATGACAAAGAAAATTGGTATGTTCTACAAGGCAATGTCATGGGACAATGTAGTAGATAAAACAAAAAGTATTGAAAGATTTTTTTGATTTTGAACTTTCTTGTATATATGTATTATAGAGATTATTAACAATAGGAGAATAACAAATGGATAAAAGTAAATTAGTTGGATTTATTAACAAGTATCATCTTGGTGGAGAAATCAAGTCTACTAAGATTGTATCAGATGGTAAATCACTATTAACACGATTCATATCAGGTGACAAACAACTTGTTGGTAGTGTTAAAATGGAAAAGTTTGATGCATTTGACCCAAGTGAAATTGGAGTGTATAACACTTCACAATTATTATCACTACTTTCAGTAGTTGGTAACGATGTAGATTTCACTATAGATAATATGGGTGGAAAATTTGTATCATTACAGATGAAAGACTCAAGTTATGGAACAACATCAAAATATATGTTGAGTGACTTAAGTGTTATACCAACACCACCACCATTGAAAAACTTACCAAGTGAATTTGAATTAGAGTTAAAATTAGATTCATATTTCATCAGTACATTTATTAATGGTAAAGGTGCACTACCTGAAACTGAAACATTTACAATCATTGCAGACAATGATAAAGTAAATATCGTAATTGGATTCTCAAACATTGCATCAAATAGAGTTACAATACCTGTTAGTGTAGATAACTATTCAGACATTGAACCTATTTCATTCAGTGCTGAAATGTTCTCAAAAATATTAAGTGCTAATAAAGAGTGTCAAAATGCAACTATGAAAGTATCATCTGCGGGAATATCTAAGATTAACTTCTCAATAGATGATTATGAGTCCGAGTATTATTTAGTATCAACACAAACTAATCCATAATGTATCTATCGTACTTTGACAAATTCTATGATATGGAACCTTATCTCTTCATAGATGAGGAAGAGTGGGACTACATCAAAAAAACCTTTGATAAACAAGATGTAAGAGAAAGTCTTGCAAAGGTTGCGATGTCTTACCCACCACCATACATGGATATCACCGAGAATGACGCATTGAAACAACTTCAGAAACTAAAAGGTATGAGACATAATGAAATTTTAGTTGAAGGAGAATGGTTTGCTCGTGAGGGTACAAAGTATAGATATGATTTAACTTTTGAAGGTAAACAACAATACTTCAAAAGAAACAATACAGGTAATGACGCAAGTAATTACTTCCAACAAAAGAATAGGTGGAGTGTTGATGGAACTATTGCACCAGGCCCACAGAGAACATGGGAAAGTCATAAGTTTATGACTACCTTGATTGGGTCTGCGTACTCTCTGAAGTTACCTAAGATTGATAAGAGTGCATTTCGTGTAATGATTGGATTGAGAAAGTATATTTGTTCTCAATTCAAACCAAATGTTGCAAAAGTATTATATGATAAACTACAGAGTAGAAATATATTAGATTTCTCTGCGGGTTGGGGTGATAGACTTGCAGGATTCTATGCAAGTGAGACAGGAGCATTTTATCTTGGAATAGACCCAAGAAAAGAAAACCATCCGATATACAAGGAACAAAAAGATTTCTATAATACACATAGAAATATGTTCTTTGAGGTTGATAAGGATTGTCAGTTCTTGGAATCACCTGCCGAAGATGTTGATTATAAAGAATATGAAGATATGTTTGATACCGTATTCACATCACCACCTTACTTTAGTGTTGAGAGATATAGTTATGATGATACACAAAGTTGGGTTAGGTATAAAGACATTGATAGTTGGAATAAAAATTTTCTACAGAAATCAATAAAAAAAATATGGCCTTCTATCAAGAGTGGTGGATATCTATTAGTGAATATTGCGGATGTATTTGCACGAACTGCAGGTGAAAAAAATATGGTAGAGATTTGTAATCCTATGAATGATTTCATAAGTACCTTTAGTGATTCAGAATATCAAGGTTGTATTGGAATGGAGATGGCAAAGAGACCAAATAGTGGTGGTGCAGGAATGGCACGAGCATCTGATGAGAGGTTTCAAGAATCAACAATACAAAAGGCAGAAGAGACTAAAGATAAAAGATTTTGTGAACCAATTTGGATTTGGAAAAAGTTGTGAATAAAAAAAAGGAGAAATCAGACAATGTAGTTGATAATCCTGGTATTTTACCTTATGGGAGCAATGTTGGTGCTCCAGCGATAAAACCGACTAATATTAGTTCTTGGAAACAAGAACATATGGTATCAACTAATCATTATTTTGAAACCCGATATAATGAGATAAAAGAAGAATATATCAAGTTGATGAAAGAATATGAGTGGAATAAATTAGTTTATGAGGCTAAATATAATTTTACACCAATCTTAGGACACACTTATTATTTATATCAACATGAAGAAGGACATTTATGGTTGAGTTTAATAGAGCCCGACCAATGGTCACAGATATTTATAGGGGCCTTTAAATTGACCTCCAACGACAAATGGGAAAAAGTTTTGTGAACCAATTTGGATTTGGAGAAAGTTATAATGGATGAAATAAAACCTACAATTTATACCAGCAATAGATAATATTAAAAAGGGTAATAAAATAGATGGATAGTATAAAAAATAGTTTATGGGTGGAATCGTATCGTCCACGAACATTAGATGAATTTATAGGAAACGAACACTTAAAATCAAAAGTGAAAGTGTATCTTGAATCAGGCGATATACCACATTTATTATTATATGGGCGTGCAGGAGGTGGAAAAACAACCTTGGCAAAACTACTCGTTAATAATATAGAATGTGATTATCTATATATCAATGCATCTGATGAAAGGAAACTTGAAATGGTCAGAGACAAAGTAAAGAACTTTGCATCTACTATTGGGTTTTCCAATATGAAAGTTGTAATACTTGATGAGGCAGATTACATTACACCTGCATCACAGGCCGCACTTCGTAATCTAATGGAAACATTCTCAAAACATTGTAGGTTTATTTTAACTTGTAATTATGTTGAGAGAATCATTGACCCAATACAATCAAGGTGTCAATCATTTCAGATTATACCACCAGATAGAAAACAAGTTGCAGTTCACTTATCTGATATATTAACTAAAGAGGGAGTTAAGGCAGATGTTAATGATATTGTAACTATAGTTAATAGTGGTTTTCCTGATTTAAGAAGAGTAATTAATGGTGCACAGAGACAAGTGGTGAATGGTGAGTTAGTTATTGATGAGGGTATGAGTATTCAGAATGACTACAAAGTTAAAGTGTTAGAGATACTAAAAACACAAGATAAAAAGAATTCGTTTAAAAATATAAGACAACTATTGGCAGATTCAAAAGTAACAGATTTCTCTGATTTATTCAGATTATTATTTGATACCGTAGATGATTGGGGTAGAGGACATGTGGCGGAGTGTATTTTATTATTAGCTCAATATCAACAAAGTGATGCAGTGGTTGTGGATAAAGAGATAAATATTATGGCGATGTTTACTGAACTAATAGGAGTAGTAAAATGAGTAAAGATAGAAAATACCAAGACCCACCACAACCAATAGATATTAGTGATACTGAAACAATATTATGTGAAGAATGTAATAATGCATCTTTCATACAATCGTTCTTTTTGAAAAGAATATCTGCATTGATGAGTCCAAATGGTAAAGAGGCAATAGTTCCGATTCAAGTATTTGCATGTGGTAATTGTGGAAGTATTCCATCAAAGATGATGAGTCAAATTCAACCGAGTGAGTAATGTATACTAAAGTTGGAGATGGACTACAAGTAATAAGTGGTGACATAGTTAAGAGTTTAGTTGGTTTAGAGAATCTAACATACAAAATGTCAGAAGAATTCAATTCTGAAAGACTATGGACACCATCACATTTATCAATGGATAATGCCTATAAAACAGGTTACATGGAATCATTCTCAAATCAAGTATCTATAATTAATTCATATCATGGTGAAGAAAAAGGAATATGCTCACCTACAGGATGTTATCATTGTTATAGTTTTCTACAAGGTAAAAGTATATTGAATAAATCATATGTGATGACAAGTAAATGTACACGAATAGAAGAGGAATGTACTGATTTAGAAAGAATGTTTAACTTCACTATATCAGAGATAGTGTTTGTTGGTACTGAGAAATATTGTGAGGATAACTTAAACAAGGCAATGCATTTGACATCACAAATGTTGGAACACTTTGGTATTGATTATTTTTATGAGGTGGCATCAGACCCATTCTTCGGAGATAAATCAGAGTTAAAAAGAAAAGTACAAATCAAAAGTGGTTCTAAGATTGAGATTAGAGCATGGATTCCTAATGAGGATAGACATGTAGCGATAGGTTCATTTAATCTACATGGTAGAAAGTTTATTGATAAGTTTAACATACATGAATCTGAAATGACTGCATGTTTTGGTTGGGGATTAGAAAGATTTGTAGATGTGTTGAGTAAATATAATAAGAAAGTTGACTTTGATTCAATTAACTTTAATTATTCTAATGATGATAAGTTTAAAACTGAACTTAGAAAAAGTATAATTGATGAATCTAATGGTTGGTTATGTGATAACCATCAGAATTATTGGTTTAGTATAAGACCTATACATCAGCATAAAATTCAAAAACCAGATATTGGTGATGTTGTTTATGAAGATATTGATACTATTGAGAAACTTGATAAATGGACATGGGAAATTCTACAAGGACTCAAGGAGTGGGATAGAATGAACATGGAATGGATTAATGAAGAGACAAGAAAAACTTGGTTATGGGATTTAGAAACTGCAAAGAAAAGAATACAAGATGGACATAGTTTATGTGCAATGTTTCATGATGGTAAATTGATACAATGGAGTTGGTGGTTTATGGGAGAGTTTACTTTTTATGACCATGGTTGGAACATTGATATGGACTTACCTAAAGACCATTCTTATAGTGCGTATTGGGTATGTTTACCTAAATATAGAACTTCAAGGAAACATGGTAAGTTAATAGAACACTGGTTCACTTACATTACTAATTATCTCATTAAAAAAAACATAAAATATGATTTAGCATATGTTGATGGTTGGAGTAACAAAGTAATCAATATACATAAGAAAATGGGATATGTGGGTTACGATTGGATAAGAAATGAAAACTTTCTTAAATAATCAATATTTATAGATATGAATGATTCACAAAGACAAAATTACGCAAATTTATTAAAAGAAAAAAGTTTACAGATAGGAAATCTGTTTACTGGTAGTGCCTATTGGGATAGTGAACATGAGGGTATGTTATATGCAATGGATTGGATACCACAAAGTGGCTCAATAAAACTATTAGAGATGAACACTAATGTTGGGTTAAGTGGTAGAATGAAAGTAATGTTTGATGTTCCTGAGTTAGTCAGTCATATTACAAGTTCTGGCCACACTACATGTACTTTTTATGAAGACTATTTGAACTTCAATATAGAACCACAAAGAGTTGAAGATACTTTAGATATTTTTAGACAACACCTAAGTTCAAGTTTGTCATCTTCAGGATGTACATTTACTCATGAGTATAATTTATGGGATGAGATTATCCCAACACCATCTTCAACACATTATGTATTAAGACAAGGACATTTAAATTATCATAATGTTGATGTATTATGTGAGAACAAGACTAACTTTCGTAATTTTATAACAGGTAGTTTAGGTGAAGATTTCTTTCCTGCATTCGGTAGGGATATTTCATCATCATTTAGTAATCCAACAAATGTACCTGATGTTGTTATCAAAGACCCAACTGAAGATATGGGAGTAGGTGTATCTTTTGCAGATTTTACAGAAGATAGGAATCAAGTTTACAATAACTTTGATTATGTAGAACAATATATTGAACCTGAAATAGATAACGATAGGTACAGAGCTTTTAGGAGTGTTATATTGATTGGAAGTGGTAGTGTCAAATACCTTACAAGAAACGAAACTTATGTAACCAACTACAGAAAGTTTGGTCAACCAAGTGGTTCAACTACTATTGGTTCACAAAATACTAATATTTATGATTCTAATAATGTAAGGATATGGCAAACAGGACATTTTGAGGGTAACACTCCAGTATCAATGTCAGATGGTTCGGTGAAAAGAATTAGTGATGTTAGTTCAGGTGATGTAGTTAAGAGTGTAGTGATTAACAATTATCCAAAAAGAGACACTGCATTTCAGTCATCAGTAGCTAAGTTGACTTGGCCTCAATTTATTATTGATAAAGGTAATTGGACAGGTTCTATAAGTGACTTTAGTGAATCAACAAGTTCAGTAAATAGTTTGGTTGTAACACCAAGTTGGGGTTATTATGAATTAAATAATTCAACAAGAGTGAATCCTGAAGACCAAATTATGGTCTATAGTGGTTCAAAATATCAATTTAAACCTATAAGAGATGTCAAAGTTAATGATACATTTGTAGTGAATGGGTTCACAACACAATCAGTATCATCAATATCATTAACAACTTCAGAGTCTTTATATTATTCATTAGACTTAGAGACAGAAGATAGATATCACGCAGGTGAAAGTAATAATTCGGTTATAACATGCGATGCATATTGGTAGAGGAAATAAAGTATACTGAATTTAAAGAGATACAAGAAGATAATCCTGAAGTTTTTTATGAAAAAGGGATGAGATTTTTTAAATTTAGTACTGAAGATAGACCACTTGGATTAGTTAATATTTGGTGTAAAAAAAATGTCATTAACACAAGAAACTTTTATATTTATAAACAAGAGAGAAAAAAAAATCTCACTAAAGTTCTACTAAAAGAAATATTATTGTTAACAAAGAGGTTACATCCAAATACAAAAACACTTTGGTGGTCAACCACTTTTGATTCACCAACAATAAAAATTTCAGAAATGTTACATGAAAATAAAGTTATAGAAAAAAATAATCCAAATAGATTTGGTTTCAGAGATGATGCACCATGTTATCTATTTTGGTCAGATTTTAATAAATTAATAGGGAGAGTTATAAATGAACAAATTTAATACAACAGGTTCTACAGGAAAACCAAAAGAAGTTTTACATAGTGAAGAATCTTTACAACATTCAATCAATTCAAATATAGAAGTATTTAACTTGAATAAATCAGATGTACTATTAGATTTTATACCAAGACATACAATTGGGTCATATATTATGGCAAGACCTATGGAACAAATTGGTGGAACTATATATAGTGATAAGTTTTCAACTGATGTGTTTGAACAAATGATAAATTTAAAACCTACAAAATTAATATTAATACCTACAATGGTAAGAATGTTAAAAGAAAGTGGACTAAGACCGAATTGTAGTTCTATAGAACACTTGTTGATAGGTGCAGAAGAAACATCAATAGATGATATAGAGTTTATGTTAGAGTTGGGTGTACAAAAAGTAATGCATGGTTATGGTTCTACAGAATGTATACCAGTAGTTATGGGAACTAACTTTACTGATGGTGATGATATACATCTTGGAATGAGACTTATTAGTGGTTGGGATATCATGTTGGATAAAACTTTACATTTAAGAGGTGAGTCTATGTTATCAAATCATGATAAAGATTATTATGATACAAAAGATATTTTTACATTTGATGGTGAGTTCTTTTATTGGAAAGGTAGAAGTGATAATATTATTAAAAAGTCAGGTTGGAAAGTAGTAAAAAATGAAGACTAAATCTTTATTTGACCATGTAAAACAAATCACAAATGTACAGAGTCCTACATATTGGGATACATTAAGTGAGGGTGATAAAAAAACATTCTCAAACTATATGGTGCATAGATTTCTATCAATGAAACCAGAGTGGATTCAAGTAGTGAATGAGATACAAAAGTATTGGGAGTTGGCTCCTAAGAATGTGTATCAGTTTTATATTGATATATTACCAAAGGGTAGAACATTTCTTAAATACACAAAATCAAAACATAAGTCTAAAGTGAACACTTGGGTTATGGAATATTTGTGTGAATATTTTGAATGTAGTTCAAAGGAAGTAGATGAGTACTTGGAAATATTAACACCACAACAAGTAGAAACAATCATAATGAAATTTGGTGTAGAAGACAAACAACTAAAAACAATATGGAGTAAATAATGGGAAACAATTTTAGAGATGAAGAATCATTTTATATTAAGGAAATGGAGTGGGGTGTTAATTCAAAAACCAATACCACCTACATGAACTATGAGTTTGATATTGATTCACTATATTCAACAATTATCAAACTTGATTACCTACAAAGAGTTAATCCAAATACACCAATCAATTTGAACATTTCTTCATATGGTGGTGATGTTTATGCAATGTTAGGGTTAGTGGATTATATTAGAGGATTAGATGTAAAGGTAAATACACATTGTGTTGGAACTTGTATGAGTGCTGCATCAGTATTATTATCATGTGGTACAGGTTTAAGAACAATGACAAAACATGGAACCGTAATGGTTCATGAGGGTTCAGCATTTGAGGCGGGTAAAACTACAGATGTGATGAAAGGTGTTGACCATTTAAAAGATTTACAAAAAGATATCAATGAGTTACTTGGTGAAGTTACAAAAAAAGATGCAAGGTTTTGGGAGTTATCAGGAAGAAATGATTCCTACTTTGACTCAGAACAATGTTTAGAATATGGGATTGTTGATAAAATTGTATAAAGTGCTTGACAAATATAGTAAAAGTTTTGTATATTAACATACGATAAATTGGAGAATAATATGAAAGTTATCAAGGATACGCCTAAGGGTAACAAAAAGAGTGTGGATGTCATAGAGTATATGGAAGAAACTTATCCTGAAATGACAGGTGAGTTCAAAGCAATACAACGAGAACAATATGAATTATTTTGTAAGAAGCAGTTTGATTATGGGCCTTCCAATGTCGCAGTAGGAACGATACTCAAAACTAAAGAAGACATAAGATTATCATTATTGGGATTGTTTTTCCGCATAAATGACAAGGTAGAGAGAATTAAAACTCTATTGATGAGGAATACTGAAAATGCCGTAGAGGGTGAACCATTGATTGATAGTTATAGTGATATTTCCAATTATGGTGTAATGGCACAAGTAGTTCAAAGAGGGAAATGGGCAAAATAATCAATCGTATTCAGGAAGAACTTCGGGGAAAGAATTTATACATTGTTAGGTGTAGTATGAACGGAAGAAATGAAAGGAAGAGCTATTATAGATGAGTAGAATAAGTTATAGTCAGTTCGCCAAGTGGGACAAATGTCCATACACATGGAAACTTGATTATGTAGATAAACAAACAACATTTTATGGTAATATTTATACCTTATTTGGTTCTGCCATACATGAAACCATACAGGCATACTTAGTTGCCTACTACAATAAGACAATCAAATATGCAGATTCTCTACCACTACATGACATACTACAATACAGAATGGAAGAGAACTATAAGAAATCTAAGGAACAACATGGTGATGACTTTGATGTTTCATTAGAAGAAATGAAAGAATTTTTTCAAGATGGTATTAATATCATTGATGAGTTCTTAAAAAGAAAGAGTAGTTACTTTCCTAAGAAGAATACAGAATTAGTTGGTATTGAGTTAGACTTAAATCAGAAGTTAGATAATAAACTAACTTTCATTGGATACATGGATGTGGTTATACATAATAAAGTTACAGGTCGTGTGAAGATTATTGATATCAAAACTGCTACAATGGGTTGGAATAAATACCAAAAGGCAGACAAGAACAAAACTAATCAATTATTATTATACAAGAAATATTTCTCAGACCAAACAGAAATTCCAATGGATAAAATAGATGTTGAATATTTAATATTAAAGAGAAGATTATACGAGAATATCGCATATCCACAAAAGAGAATCCAAGTATTCACACCTGCAAGTGGAAAACCAAGTATAAATAAGGTTATGACAAGATTTGATGAATTTATGTCTGAGTGTTATGATGAAAATGGTAATATTATTGACAAAGATTATCAAAAGTGTGAGAAACACAAAAAATGTAGATTATGTAAGGATTTATAATGATTACACCAACATTAAGATTAAAGTTATCAGACTTTATTGACAAACCATGGGAACAAGAAGTATTAGATGAGTTGTCCAATGTAGGAAATGAAGTAGTTCAAAACCAATTCACAATTTATTTTTGGTACGATAGAGATACTGAGAAAATAGATTTAAGTAGGTTGAGTCAGTTTTTAAAACAAAGAGAAACTGAAACTAAGAAACCACAGAAGACAATTATTAGACCAGAGTTTTTTGATAAACAAGTATTTTTTATTTGGTACGATGTGATACCAAGAAATGTATATGAAAATAACTTTATTCAATACTCAAGATTCAGTTGGACATACAGTGACCCAAGTACAGGTATAGTTGAGGGTATAAAAAATTTCAAAAAGACATGGGACTTTGTATCAAGAGACCCAGATAAAAAACCAAGGAAACAAAAAAGAAACGATGATGAAAGTAGCAATCATAGGTAGTAGAACTTACACCAACAAACGAAAAATAAAAGACTTTATTTTCAAATTAAAAGAAAAGGTTGGTAGTGATTTAGAAATAGTAAGTGGTGGTGCAAGAGAGGGAGCTGATAAATATGCAAAACAATTCTCACTTGACTTTGATATAAATTATTCAGAGTTTCCACCATATCATGAACCACATAATATACATTGTGTATATGGTGCATTTAGATATGGTAAACCATATAGTGTTGGTAATTACCATAAACGAAATAAAGATTTAGTTGAGTATAGTGATAAAGTAGTTGCATTTTGCACTGATGGAAAGGTGACAAATGGTACAGGTTCTGCACTAAAGTATTCTAAAAAAATTGATAAAAAGGTTATTATTTTTGATTAATAAACTATTTATATATACATATATATTCGGGATATATATAGATAACTAACAAAAGAGATTATTATGAGTGAAGACAAATTAACATCGGTAAAAGTTATTGATGAGTTATATCGTAAGTTCAAGGAGAAATCTATCTCTGAGGACTTTTCGTTACAAAAATTAGTAAATCGTAGTTTACATTTATTTGTGTATGATGAAGATTTTAAGGAAAAAGTTCTAAAGAATAGTGACTTAGAAACAAGTGGTTCTAAATATTAAGAGGTTATAGATGCAATTACCAAAACTACAGAAGGTTTCTTCAAAACCAAAAAAGAAGAAAATCTTATTGTTGTCAGATGATTTAAGAATGCATAGTGGTGTCGGTACTATGTCAAGAGAAATAGTCTTTGGGACTATAGATAAATATGATTGGATTCAAGTCGGTGGAGCAATCAAACATCCAGATACAGGTAAAATCGTAGATATGAATCAGGCAGTGAGAGAAAATACAGGTGTTGAGGATGCCAGTTTAAAAATATATCCAGTTGATGGTTATGGAAGTCAAGAGTTAGTGAGAGAGTTACTGGCGATTGAAAAACCAGATGCAATCCTACACTACACAGACCCAAGATTTTGGATTTGGTTATATCAAATGGAACACGAGATAAGACAACAGATTCCTATCTTTTATTATAATATTTGGGATAACTTACCTTATCCAAGGTGGAACGAACCTTATTATGAAAGTTGTGATTTGATTATGAACATTTCTAAACAAACACACAACATAGTTCAAAATGTATGTCAGAAAAAACCAAGAACAGATTGGGATTCTACTTATGTTCCACATGGAATCAATGAAAAATATTTTTATCCTGTTGTAGATGAAGATGAAACATTTAAGGTAAACAAAGTTAGAAATGAGTTATTCAAAGGTAAAGAAGTAGACTTTACTATTCTCTTTATCAATAGAAATATCAGAAGAAAAATGACTTCAGATTTAATTATGGCATTCAAAACATTCGCAGATGGATTAACTGAAGAACAAAAACAGAAGATAGGATTTGTCCTACATACTGAACCAGTTGATAATAATGGTACTGATTTACCTGCAGTTGTTGAAGAGTTATGTCCTGATTTAAATATAGTGTTCTCAAGGGAAAAACTAAACAATGATGGAATGAGACATTTATATAATGCAGTTGACCTTACCGTAAATATTGCATCCAACGAAGGATTCGGATTAGGAACTTGTGAATCATTAATGTGTGGAACACCAATCATTGTAAATGTTACAGGTGGATTACAAGACCAATGTGGATTCAAACTTAATGGAGAATATCTAACTTATCAAGATTATTCAGAAATCCACTCACTACACGATTGGAGAAAGTGGGAGAACAACAAAGACTTAACTCATGGTGAATGGGTAAAACCAGTATGGCCGAGAACTCGTTCAGTTCAAGGTTCAGTACCAACACCATTTATTATGGATGATAGAGTTGACTGGGTTGATGTTGCAGATGCATTAAGATATTGGTATGATAAGACACCTGAAGAGAGAACTGAAGCAGGTAGACTTGGACACGAATTTGTAACAAGTGATGATGGGATGATGAGTACAAGACATATGTGTCAGTTATTTAAAGACCACATGGAAACTGCATGGGAAAAATGGACACCAAGAAAAAGTTATGAGGTACATGAAGTATGAGTAAACCAATAGTATTAGTTACAGGACCAGTTGCCACAAGAAGTGGATATGGTAATCACACAAGAGATATTTGTAGAGCATTGATTGAGATAGATAAATATGATGTTAGAATACAATCAATGAGATGGGGTAATACACCAATGAATGCATTGGAAGAACATAATCCAATACACAAAGAGATTCACAAAAGAATTTTAAGACAACCAAATATTGAAAGACAACCTGAAGTACATCTTCAGATTAGTGTACCGAATGAATTTCAACCACTTGCAAAAAAGAACATCGGAGTAACTGCAGGTATTGAACACACAATACCACCTGCACCATGGGTTGAGGGTTTAAATCGTATGGATGTTAATATCATAACATCAGAGTGGAGTGCAGTTAATTTTAAAAATGTATCATATGACAAAAAAGACCAAGGTGGTAATGTCATAGGTCAATTAAAAGTTAATAGTCAACTAACTACATTATTTGAAGGTGCAGACCCAGATATTTATAAAGAAACAAATGAATTTTCAAAACAACTTGTTGATGAATTTAATAAGATAACAACTGATTGGAACTTCTTATATACAGGACATTGGTTACAAGGTGGTCTTGGTGAAGATAGAAAAGATGTTGGTATGATGATTAAAGTATTTTTAGAATCATTCAAAAACAGAAAAGATGCACCAGGACTTATTTTAAAAACAAGTAGTGCAGGATTCTCAGTTGTTGATAGAGAAGAGATTAGAAAAAAAGTTGATTATATTAAATCAGACGTTAAGGCAAAAATACTTCCAAAAATTTGGTTACTACATGGTGACCTAACTGATGATGAGATGAATGGACTATATAATCATCCAAAGGTAAAGGCACATTTATCATTCACACATGGTGAGGGATTTGGTAGACCTTTATTAGAGGCATCATTTAGTGGTAAACCAATTATTGCACCTGTCGCTACAGGTCAACAAGATTTTCTTGATGAGAATAACACCGTAAAATTAAATGGTCAGTATGTAAAGGTACCTGAAAGGTCATTTCCAAAAGAATTCTTTATTGAAACATGTGAATGGTTTAGTGTAAATTATGGACTTGCATCTCAAATACTTAGAGATGTATATAAAAACTATACTAAGTATGCAGTTAAAGGAAAGAAACTAATGTTAATCAATAGAAAAACATTCACTCATGATAAAATGAGAGATAGGTTAGAACAGATTATTGACCAACAATTAGATACACTTCCAAAACAAGTTGATATTAAATTACCTAATATGAAAAAAGAAGAGAAGAAAGTAGAAAAAGGTTTACCGAAGTTGAGGAAAATATAATGGCAGAAGTAAAGACAAATTGTCCAAATTGTTTCACTAAAGAACAATGTTTTGAGGAATCTACTGAACATTTCACTTCCTATATTTGTTTTCAATGTGGATTCACAAGTAATTCATACTATAAGAATGGTACAGAGGAACTTGAGAAGGCAGTAGAGTCATCAACACAATTGATGAATGAGATATCAATATTTGATTATGATAGAAAGATTACTTGGTTTCCATCAGTATTAAACATGGGTAAGTTTGGAATTATTTATCCAGATGGAACTAAGAATAATTGGATGTGGAAGTTTGCACAAGTAACTAAATTAACACCTGAAGAATTAAAAGACCCACAATATGAGGGACATACAGAAAAATTAGATGTTGATAATGCATTGGCATTTGGACAACATGAATTTATGGATGCATGTAAAGAAATGGGAATCATTAAAGAATGAAAAACACATCTTGGGAAAGAGTTCAACCAGGTCAAATAGTTTCTTTTGTTTATAAGAATAAAAATGAAACAAAAGGAATTAGAAGAACCGTATTGTGTTTGAGTAAAAGACATCCATATAGAAAAAAGAATGGTAGACTTACATATTTTTTCGTAGGACTACAATTAGATACTGCCGTATCAAGACCAATAACTGCATCAAAGTTTCAGGCATTGATTGAACAATTTGGTGGACTAAGTAAAGATAAGAGAATCACAGAAGTTGGTAATTTTGAAGATACTATGTCATCATCAGATATTAGACAATTATACAAGACACTAAAAGACTTCATAGAAAAGTACAACATATTCAGAACTTATAATCTAAGAGAGTGTAGAAAACGAAGAGTTTATCTTGAGGATGAATATCGTTACTTACCAAAAGAATCTATGGATGATTTATTATTAGAACAACAAGTAACAGATATTGAAAATTTTGAATTATGAAAATTACTTATGGGATAACCGTTCATAATGAACACGAAGAGATAAAGAAACTACTTGAGTTTCTTGTAGAACATCGTGATGAGGGTGATGAAATTGTTATATGTGATGATTATTCTGATTATCAATGTTGGAGAGTGTTTGATGAATACATACATGGACAATATCCTGATATAGTTTTTTATGAACAAGAGTTAAATAATGACTTTGCAAGAAAAAAGAATTCAGTTATAGAGAAATCAACAGGTGACTACATATTTCATTTAGATGCAGATGAGATACCACATAAAGTTCTGATGTCACAATTAAAACAAATATTAGAAATAAATGATGTGGATTTAATATATGTTCCAAGAATCAATACCGTAGATGGAATCACACAAGACCATATTAAAAAATGGGGTTGGGCAGTAACAGAACAAGGGTGGATTAATTTCCCCGACTATCAAAGTAGGGCTTTTAGAAACAGAGATGATATAAGATGGGAAAGTCCTGTACATGAAAGAATTACAGGTTGTAAAACATACTCACATCTACCACCACATGAAGAATTATGTATATATCATCCAAAGACAATAGAGAAACAAGAAAAACAAAATGAGTTATATAGTAAAATTATTAGATGAACTTAAAGACCAAGGTGTCATAGGTATAAAACAATCTTTTGAAGATGAAGGAGTATTGGATTCAGACCTTTGGAAAATATCTAAAATATGTAGAGACTTGGATTTAAATTTGAGTGTAAAGATTGGTGGGTGTGAAGCTATTTCTGATATAAATCGTTGTATTGATTTAGAAGTTGATGGTATAGTTGCACCAATGATTGAATCAAGGTTTGCATTACAAAAGTTTTCAGAGTCTATTACTAAACTACCTTATGATGGTAATAAGTTTATCAACATTGAAAGTGTACAGGCATATAAAAACTTAGACTATATATTAGATTCACCTACAAGTAAAATGTTAAGTGGTGTTGTGGTAGGTCGTTCAGATTTAACAAAGTCATTTGGGTATGGAAAACAAGATGTAATGTCAGATGAGATTTGTAGAGTAGTAACTTATATCCTACAAGAATCAAAAAAATTAGGAATGAAAACCTATATGGGTGGTAATATTGGTACTAAGAGTATAGAGTTCATCCAAGACTTATTTGATAAGGGATTCTTAGATTGTATTGAGACACGAAATGTAATTTTAGGATTGAATAAAAATAATATTAATAAGTTGGGTACGATAATTTCATTGATGTTGGAATGGGAATCCTTATGGTTAGAGAGTAAGGCATCACATTATAAAAGATTTTCTAAAGAGTACAATACAAGAGCAAAGGAAATAAAAGATAGACTATGAGAAAGAAAATTACAGCAGTAGTTCCAATAAGAGTTGGTTCTCAAAGAGTTAAAGACAAAAACTTCCGACCTTTTGGTGACACTACATTACTAAAACTAAAATTAGAAACACTAAAACAAGTTGATACTATAGATGATATAGTTGTTAATACTAATTCAGATGAGGCGATTGAAATATCAAAAGAGTATGGTGTTAGTTACTTCAAAAGAGAAGAGTATTATGCAAGTAATGAATGTACCAATACAGAACATTGGGAAAACTTAGCATTCACTACAGATACAGATTATATAATGCACACACCATGTACTGCACCATTGGTAAAGGTTGAAACTTATTATGATTTTATTAACAGATTTAATAATTGTTTAGATTTGGGACACGATAGTTACAATTCAGTATCAAGGGTTAAAGAATATTTGTGGTTGGATAATAAACCATTGAATTATGATTTGGATAATGTTCCTAACTCACAAGATTTACCAGAGATTTATAACTTAACTTTTGGAATATCAATCATCAGTAAAGAAAACATGTTAAAATATAAAAATGTAGTAGGAAAGAATCCACTATTTTATGTAATGGATGATTTAGAATCAGTTGATATTGATACACCGATTGACTTTGACTTTGCAGAGTTTTTATACAAGAGATTAAACAATGGACATTAATAAAGAAATAGAAAGAATTAATCAAGATGAAAAAAATACCATCGCGATTGATTTTGATGGAGTGATTCATAGAAATAGTAAAGGTTTTCATGATGGTACAATTTATGATGATGTCATTGAAGGAAGTTATGAATCATTAGAAGAGATAAGTAAGAAATACAAAATAGTTCTTTTTACTTGTAAGGCAAATCCTAACAGACCAAAGGTTAATGAAAAGACAGGTGTTGAGTTAGTTGAAGAGTGGTTAAGAGAACACGATATGTATAAATTTGTAGATAGGGTTGTTTGGGGAAAACCTAATGCAAAGTTTTATATTGATGATAAAGGTATTAGATTTACAAATTGGAAACAAACATTAGAAGACATTGAGAATTATGAAAGACTTTAAATCATTACAGAATATACACAAAGATAAAGATATATGGATTGTTAGTGGAGGCCCTTCACTTAATCACATAGATAAGAGTTTTTTTGAAAACAAAATAGTACTTGGAGTAAATGATATATTCAGATACTTTGATTGTGATTATGTAGTTGTAAAAGATTGTAACGAAGAACCAAGATTTCCAAGGTTAGTACAAGAACTTAAAGAAAAAGACATACCATTAATCTATAGTCAGTACTATAAAGGTTATGAAGAAAAGGGATTAAACAATTGTGACAATCCTAATTCTTATATGTTTAAACACAATCCAAGAAAAAAAGATTTTGACATGGAGTTGATGGAACTTGATATTGATGAGGAAATTATTGTTAGTCGTTCAACCGTAACCACTGCAATCCATATCGCATATTATATGGGTGCAAAGAACATCATACTATGTGGACATGATGGTGGTGAGATTGATGGTCAGATGTACTACCACGAGTATGTGGAAAAAGATTGGAAGTCTGCAAGTAATTGGGATGGTATAAAAGGATTTCTAAACAACATGGAAAAAGAAACAATTGCACTAAAACAATTATTAAATTTTAATGATGTGAATATTTGTTCTCTCAATCCATTTATAAACTTGAGATTAGAGGGAGCTAAATTTGAGACTTATAAAATATAGGAGAAAAAGATGAATGTATTAGTAACAGGTGGAGCAGGTTTCATAGGAACTAACTTGATTGAAAGATTATTGGATGATGGTCATAAGGTTGTTAGTTTGGATAACTATTCTACAGGTAAAGAAGAGAATGAAATAGACAATAAAAATGTTAAATATTATAATGTAGATTTAAGAGATGCAATTGACTTTGATTTCTTCATGGAGAAACCTGATATAATTTATCATCTTGCAGCACTTCCAAGAATCCAACCATCATTTGAGTTTCCTGCAATAACATTTGAGGCAAATGTACTTGGAACACTAAACTTATTAGAATGGATTAGAAATAAAGAAGAAAAGATACCAATAATATATGCAGGGTCAAGTAGTTTTCATGGTGGAGTATATAAAAACCCATATACCTTTACAAAGTGGCAAGGTGAAGAGGTGATTCAGATGTATCATAAAACATATGATATACCAATGAGTATATGTAGGTTTTATAATGTATACGGCCCACATCAATTAACCGATGGTGAATATTGTACGGTAATTGGTATCTTTGAGAAACAATTCAAAGAGGGTAAAGAATTAACCATTACAGGTGATGGTGAACAGAGAAGAGATTTCACACATGTATTTGATATCGTGGATGGAATTGTAAAGTGTGGAGACGCCTTGGTATTAGATACAATTAAAGATAAAGTGAATGGAGAAATATTTGAATTAGGTAGAGGTGAAAATTATTCAATCAATGTGGTTGCACAATCATTTGATTGGGGATACACTTACATACCAAAGAGACCAGGTGAAGTTCAAGAAACACTTTGTACAGATACAAAGGCACAAGAGTTATTGGGTTGGAAACCTGGTGTTGATTTATTAGATTACATTGAAGGAGTAAGAGTCTTATGGACAGAAAAAATGTAGTATTTATGACATGTATGGATGGTGCACCTGATATATTAGATTATAAAGAATGGTGTTTCAAATCATGGGACTACTGGTGTAAGAAAAATAATGTAGAGTTGTTTGTACTTGACCAAGAAATAAGAGACAAGTCAATCATGAAACCAACATGGCAAAGATGGTGGGTACATGAAATACTTGAATCCAATGAGATAGAGTATGACCAAGTTGCATTAGTGGATGTGGACACAATGGTTCATTGGGATTGTCCTAACTTCTTTGAACAAACAGATGGTGAGTTCAGTGCAGTCATGGATAAGTTTAATATTGAATGGACACATAATAGTATTAAAGGGTATCAAGATTTCTGGCCTGATGTTAAGTTTGATTGGACAAGTTATTTTAATTGTGGATTCATTGTGATGAGTAGGAAACACAAAGATTTATGTAAAGAAATTATAGACTTTTATCTTGAGAATGAAGATGAACTTAGAAAGAGACAACATGAAACACTTAAGAAAGGGTCAGACCAAACACCAGTCAACTACATGATTCGTGCGAGTGAACATGAACTAAAATATCTTGATGAAAGGTTTAACTTATCACAATTACACTTGAGAGGTGTTTTGGGTGGATTATGTCCTATGTGGGAAGTTGGTCATGTGTGGCACTTCAATGGTTTTGAAAAGACACAAAGGAATCAATTAATGATGGGAGTATGGAATCAAGTCAAGGAGAATTATGAACTTAAAAAATAAATATGCAATAGGTTGTCATGTAATGTTCTATGAAATAGAAATGTTAGATGAATATTTAAACTCAATAAAACGAGCACTTGAAATAGTTGAAAATCCTAAAAATGTCATAGTGGATATGTTTTTTAATATTTCTGAATTTTTTGAGTCGGTAGATAAAAATCAAGTAACTAAAAAAGAATTAATTAGAAGGTTCAATGAAAAATGTTCAGAAGTTAGTAAATTGGGTGTGTTAGTGAAGAGTCAAATTTACCAACAATATAAACCATATTGTATTGCAGACTACAGAAGAGACTTTAACTATAAGTGGTGTAATGTAGTTGATTATTTAGTATGGGGTGAAAGTGATTGTTTATTACCAAGAGAATTCTTTCATGTGTTAGAGGTTGTAAGAGAATATGCTGATTCACAAGAAATATACAGATATGCATTAACATTTGCATTGAGAAAAATGTGGGATGAGAGTTGGAGAGTATTAGAACATCCTGAGTTTACTAATAAACCATATTACGACATGGATACTGAAGAGGACACAAGGTTGGCATTAACATCACCTTGGAGTATTAGATATACTATGTCACAAGAGGAAATGGAAGAAGTTAATGACAAGACAAAAGAACTTGATGTTCAATTAATTACAGAACCTAAATTTGATGGTAGTTGTTTAGTCATAAGTTCTCAATTAGTTAGAGGTGGTGTTAATTTACCACCTGCAGTAAGTATGGTGGGAGATGATACAAGTTTTATATTTGCGTGTAAAAAAATGATGGGTAGTGATTATAGACAATTTGTAATCAAAAATATATTAAAAGTTCATAACAGAAATCATCCTAAGAAAAGATTTTATGTTTTGGATGAAGACCAAGATAAAATGACTCACGAGAAAAGAAGAGATAATAATTGGTATCAAGTTATTACAAAAATGAGTCGTGAGAACATAACAAAGTTTATGAATCAAGGTCAAGTTAAATTTAATACATATGAGGAGTTTAAAGATGAAATCAAAAAATAGAAAATGGTTACCAACATTAGGTGAATTAATTGATAGATTAAGTATTCATCAATTAAAAGAGGTTTTTATACCTGAAAATAAAAAGAATTATGCAAGTGAAATGCAAGATATGGTTCACGATATAAATCTAATACTAAAAGAACACAAAGGTGAGATTACAGGTGAAGTAATTAGAGCCATTGTAGTATTATCACAAATGAACGCACACATTTGGTATAATGAATCACAAGTTCGTAAAGGTGAAAAGGGTAGTGATAATCTTATGTTAACTCATGGATTAAATGGAATTAGAAATACTGCCGTAAATAAAATCATGGAAGTGGTTGGTGGTAGAAAAGATTATAAGGTAGATTGTATTGCATCTGAATTTAAAGATTGGGAAGTGAGTTGGGATGTTCCAAGAAACAAGAAGTAGGTCAACACAAAAATCAATCACATGGAGATTGATTGCATTTAGTAATTCATGGATAATATTGGCATTAGGATTAAATGAGATACCATTTTGGAATGCAGTGATTATGAATGTAACAGGAATGATAATGTTTTATTTCCATGAAAGAGTTTGGAATAGGATAAGATATGGTAAACACTAATTTAATAGTTGCGATAGATGATTTACATCCACAGAAAGGTTGGGGTTGTGAGGGTGATATCCAAGTAGAGTATCTAAAAGAACTCAATAAAAAATATGGAGTTAAATTCAATTTATTTTGTCCAAGTTATTATCATAATGAATTTCCATTAACAAAAGATTGGGTGTCATATTGGAAACAATTTGATTGGATAGAGTTAAGTAACCATGGACATTACCACCATGTTGAAAAATATACTAAAGAAGAAATAGGTGAACAAGAGTTCTTAGAATTAAATAAAGATGATGCGATAGATAGAGTTAAAGATAGTTTAAATTTATGGGAACAATGTGGACACAAACCCAAAGGATTCAGAGCACCAGGATGGGGTATCTCACAAGAGGCAGCAGAGGTAGTTAGTGAAAACTTTGAATGGGTTGCACAACATGAACAAATCAATCAAGGTATACGATTTGACACTAAGTTATTTTGGGGTGCAGATGGTATTCATCAAAGTGATGATGTAAAGTTATATGGAAACACATTTATGTTCCAATCACATATTCAAGGAGATTGGAATGATAATACATGGAATGAAGAAAATTTTAATTACTTTCAGAGAATCTTAGACTATTTATTATCACAATTCACAATAGAATTTAAAACAATTTCAGAGTTATGAAGATAGCATTCTTTTCAGAAACAGGTAATAATCAAAGATATCCAAGAGATTTTCCAAACGCTCGCACAGAGGTAAGTTGGTGTTTAGCATTAGATGCTCCAATGTGTAGTTTGAATGTAAAACCAGATGAATACTTTGATTTAGGTATAGTAATCATACCAAAAGAAAATCCAAAAGTCAATTTGGATTTTATGAGAAAATCTTGTGATAGGGTTGCAGTAATGCAAGAAGGCCCACATTGGTACTTTCAAGATTACACAATAGAAGAACAATTCCATTATTATAATACATTGATGGGTGCAGATTGGGTTTATTGTCATAATGAAAGTGATGTGAATTACTATCTTGGATTAGGTTGTAAAGATGTCAGAGTCATGAGAAGTTTGATGATACCAGCAGGATTACAATCAAGAACTACAGAGAGTGATTATTTTAAAAATAATGTAAAAGGTACAATGATTGGTGGTAACTTTGTGAGTTGGTATGGTGGATTTGATTCTTATATAGTGGCGAGGGAAATAGGTAATCCTATATCTGCACCATCAATGGGTAGAAAACAAAACCAAGAAGATATGATTGAGGATATAAATTATTTACCTTACATGAGTTGGAGAGAATGGATAAATACTCTTGGTGAATATAATATAGGAGTTCACTTGATGCGAACTCATGCTGCTGGAACATTTGCTCTTAATTGTGCATTTCATAATTTGCCTTGTATAGGTTACCGCGGATTAGATACTCAAGAAATACTACATCCATTAACCACAGTTGAAGTTGGTGATTTACAAAGAGCAAAAGAATTAGGTAGAAGACTAAAAGAAGACGAGAAATTTTATAAATTATGTAGTGAAACGACAGTAAAAAGATTTAATAAATATTATTCAGAAAAGGCGTGGGTACAACATTGGAACAAGACAAACACATAGAATTTTATCCAATTAGAGATATACTAATTGGTGTTCCATCAGAAGATGTTGCAACACATGACCCAGTTAATCCACACTTATCATTAGGTTATGAACCACCAAAAATAGAAGGATTTCCATTATTTGGTCAGATACAAATTCAAACAATAGAATTTTGTAATTTGAAATGTGACTTTTGTCCTAATCACTATATGATATGGGATAGGTTAGAAGGAAAGAAAAAAGGTATTCCTTATAATATAATGTCTATTGAAAACTATACTAAAATAGTAAAGAACTTGGCAGACTTAAATTTTACTGGTAGAGTTTCACCTTATCTTATGAATGAACCATTGATGGATAAAGATAGAATGGTAGAGATAATTGGAATAACAAGAAAATATTTACCAAAAAATCCAATCAAAATTAATACAAATGGAACAGGATTAACTACAGAACTTCTTAGTGATATGATTGATGCAGGACTAACTTCAATACAAATAGATGATTATTTTGATGATAAATATGCAACTAAATTACTAAAACAATTAGAATCATTTCAAGGTGTTAATGGTAAATGTTTTATTACATTGTCATCAAATTACAATGTGACACAAATGAAAAAGAGTATGTCAAAGGATAGTCACTTCGGCCCATTTACATTTTGGAATCGTGGTGGTTTAACAAATGTGAATCCTGATATGCCAGTTCCACAAAAAGATTGTCATTTCCCAAGTTCACAAATGTATATCAAATGGAATGGAGATGCATTGTTATGTTGTTGTGATTGGGAATATAAAGTGATACATGGTAATGTATTGAATGAAAGAATTGAAGATGTATGGATTAATGATTCATATACTCATTACAGAGAGACACTAAAAAAAGGACAGAGAGATAAACTTAGAATGTGTAGAAAATGTAACAAAGGTGCATTTCCAAGTGAAGAGAAACGATTAGAACATTTAAGAGAGTGGTTAAAAGAAAATGAAGCCGATTAGTTTTATTGTACCATCCCGAAATAACTTAAAATATCTGAAGTGGTGTTATGAGAGTATTCGTAAGAACTCATCAGTAGAACATGAGATATGTTTCGCAGATGATGCCTCAACAGATGGAACCTTAGAACAGATATTAGTTTGGATGAAGAGAGATAAAAATATCAAACTTTATGTAAACAAAGGCCCCGAAAGAGAAGGACTTACAATACTATATGATAAGTTAGTGAATGAGTATGCAACAAATGATAGAGTTGTGTTCTTTCATTCCGATATGTATTTGTGTCCAAATGCAGATAAAGAAATAGATAGATTATTAGAAAAAGGTAAAGTAGTATCACTCACAAGAATAGAACCACCACTACATCCTGCTGGGCCAGAGAAAATAATAGCTGATTATGGAATAGAACCGGAAGAATTTCAAGAAGAAAGATTTTTAAGAGAATATTCACAATTATCACCGAACAAAGAACCAACAGAAGGAATATTCGCACCTTGGGCAATATATAAGGAAGACTTTCAATCAATTGGTGGACATGACAAATTATTCAGACCACAAAGTAAAGAAGACTCAGATATATTCAATAGACTACATTTAAATGGTGTTAGGTTTATACAGACTTGGCAAGGTTATGTTTATCATATGACTTGTAGAGGTTCAAGATTTAATCCATCTGCAGGTGGTGCACCAGGTAAAGATAGTCCTGAATGGATTGAGACAACAACTAAAAACATGAGAAATTTCATAAGAAAGTGGGGAACTGCAGTTCAACATGATGAACACATGAAACCAATAGTCTCGCCTAAATATGATATTGGTATTGTGATTGAGAATTATTGTGATTACAATATCTTATCTAATTGTGAACCATGGTGTAGTAATATTTTTGTACCAGATGGTGGTTACATACAAGAGTATATTAAGAATGAACAACCAAGAACTGATTATCCATTGAGAAGAAGAGTTCATCGTGATAGAGCGTATCCTAAAAATGGTATTGTGGTTAGGGTTGATGGTGAAAGATTAAACAATGAGAATTTCCAATACATTACAAAGTTACCTGATATAATACAAGATAGTGGTGACTTTGGTTCATTTGAATTAGGTATATTGAAAATTAGAATTACTAATCTACAGACATCCGAGGAGACACTAATCAAAAATGATAATTAACTTATTTGGAGATAGTTTTATCTATGGTTCTTGTGCAGACCATCATAAAAATGGTAGAAAAATGAATATTGATTATTGGTTAAGTGAAGAGGGTTGGAGTGTTAATAATTATGGGTATGCAGGTTCAAACAATACTGAAGTGTTATCTTCTATAAAAGAAAATTCATTTGTTCATGAGTGTTTTTGTGTAGTGGGTGTAACATCATTCTTGAGAGAAAATTTACCATGGTTAGATTTTGCATCTTCATGGGGAAGAAATATTCTTCAAGTGGATAAATACGACCATCCTAATCTTATAGAACCACAGAATAACAAACTATGGGAAGATTATTTAATTTATTGTCATGATGATGAGTATTTCAATACACTATATAAAATGTGGGTGTTAAAAGTAAAACATATACTTGACAATACACCAAATGTAAAAGGTTATGTATTTGTAAATACGGTAGAAAGTTATAAAAAACCTGATTTTGTAAAAAAAGAAAACTATTTATATACAGATAGTTCTATTACTGATATGTTATTAAACAAAAAAGATTCAGAGTTATTTGAAAAAGGATTGGATGAAACCAATCCATTTGTAAAAGGAAGAGCACATCCATCAACAAAAGGATATAAAATAGTATCAGAGGATATACATGACATATTTCATACTCAATAAAAAAGAATCAAAAGAAAATCTAATGTTCAGTAGTAATATATTGGGTGAAGAAAGTTTGGGTAGTTTTTATCCTGAACAAGGATGGGTTGCACTTATAAATATGATAAACACGAGTCCTGAATCATTAGAGAACTATACTATTCTTGATGAAAAGGGTGGTAAGTACACACTAACAGAATTTCTTGACAAGGTAGAGAAATTAAAGATAAAAAGAGCTTGACTCGTATCATAATAAATTAGTATATTAGGGAGTTATAAATGCCAAAGTATGATTGGAATGGATGGGAAGAACTTGAAGAAGAGACTTTTCGTGAAAGAATACAATCAAAAATAAAACCAAAAAGGAAGAAAAAAAGTTATGATGAACTCAATAAAAAACAAAATAATAAGTTTAACAAAAAACATCCTAATAGGAATTAGTTTATTAATATTTATTGGATGTGAGGATACAAAATATAATTATCCTAATTTCAATATTGAATTAAGTGTTGACCTACCACAAGATGAAAATGGATACTACCATATGAATCTTGATATGAATAAATGGCAATCAGTAAAACGATTAACTGCTCATATCACAAGTGAAGGTAAAGATTATGAATGGTGGGAAAGAGATGATATGGAATGGTTAGGAGTTAAATGGCGTTCCACACATTATTGGACTATAGGTGATACACTTGGATACATAGTAAAGAGAGGACTCACAGAAGATTTAATGTATGTCAATTACGATACGACATATGTAACACAATTCTATGGATTTGAAGTACCTACCGTAAATGGTTCTTCTTATCCATCAACACAACCAGATACATATGGTGAAGTAAACACTATGTTTGGGCCAGTAAAAACAATGGTTGGTGATACCGTTCATGTAAATGTGTCCTTTACTGATTGGTATGGAGAATATAAAGATAGGACATTTGGGATAATATTAAATTAGGAGATGAGAGTTGCAGTATGTATTAGTAAACAAATATGATGAGATAGTAACATCAGCAGACTTGGATAGTGATGTAGGTGTAAGTGGAGCAACCACATTCTTTCAAGGTGTAAAGAAAATGTCAGATAGAGAGGCATTCAATAGGTTATGGAAAGTGATGAGAAGGGACGAGTATGATACTCAGTTTCAGGCGACAAATAAAAAACCATCATCAGTAACACCATATCAATGGTGGGAAGAAGATAAAGTTGAAACAGATGACTCCTTAAGTGGTAAGGATGGATTAGGATGATGGAATTAATAATAACAATAGTCTTTTGTATTGTATTTTACAGATTGAATGTAGAATTAGATAGAGATATTTTTGAACAATACAGAGATGTTAAAAGGGATATAAGATAATGGAAGCAGTATGGATTGCATTTAGTTGTGGAATATTTTTAGGTATAGTATTAGGTATATTAATATTAGGATTAGTTAGTATCAATAGAAATAACAAACTAAGAGATGATATTAGTGACCTAAATGGTGAAGTAGAGGATTTAAGAACTCAAAGAGAGTTATTGAAAAAAGAAATCTTTAGGATAACCAAAAGCGGTAAACCACAACCAAGAAAAAAAAGACCTTATAAGAAAAATTATAAAAAATAATGAGTCAGGCATCAGTATTTACAATACCTAAAAGTAAAGTAATGATATATACTGGTGCCAAACTTGGTTCAAGTCATATAAGAAACATTTATTTAAAAAATGTCAATTATGAACACTTTCCGAGTGATGAAACTGATTATGAAAAATATGAAGATTATTTAAAAGTATTTATATATAGAAATCCAATGGAAAGGTTTTTATCTGGTCAAGTTCAAGATTTGAGAGGATATTTTGAGGGTCATGTGTGGCATGATAATATATTTGAAAATAGACCAGATTTAGTTGATAGATTATATCAAGTTTATACAGAGAAAAAAGATGAAGTTATTTTCTATCATCATTCAATTATAGACTTACACAATAGAATATATGTACTTGGTGGATTTAAAGATTTAAATAAAGTTCATTTTATTAATCTAAAACGACATTGGAGTTATTATATAGAATGGTTTTTATTTAAACAAATTAAAAACTTTAATTGGGATAGAGAAGAGGTCACAAGTCACACAGATGAAGTAAGTGTATTAAAAACTCTTTTAATACATGATGAACGATTTAAAAAAATAGATTTTATGGACAACATAGTTACTGAAAAATATATTGAAGATATGAACAAATCTATGGAAGTTTTTAACTACATTGAACACAATAATAAAAATAGATTTATCACAAAGAGAATTACAAAAATCAGTAGAAAAAATAATTTTTTTAACGAGTTATTTTTCATATAAGTTTTTTAGAAGTTTGATATTTATAGTAGAATACAAACAATGGAGAACCCCATGAATGCACAAGATAGAAAAGAGTTTGATTTGATTCATAATAAAATTGATAACATCACACAAAGTATTGATGAGATGAAAAAATTAAATGATAAACAACATTCAGAAGTTCATGAAGATATTAGATTTATTAAAGAAAACTTATTTAATCCACACGAGGGATTATGGGCAGAAACAAAACTGAACTCACAATTCCGACAAGATACTAAAAAGTGGAGAGGTGTTATAGGAACAGGTTTCTTAGGATTATTCTTTAAACATATGTGGGATATGTTCAAAGTGTAACATCACAAAACAAAATGTTACACTCTTGTAACGAAATAATACATTAGAAAAAACCACTTAAACACGAGTGGTTTTTTTGTGCCTGCTCTAAATCCACATATACAATAATATAAAATTATTTTTCAAAAATGACGAGGTTTGGTATGCTTTTTGTAACATATAGGTAACAAACAGAGGAGAAGAATGATGTTTGAAAACTTAATTAAAAAAATAAAAAGTAAGAGAGGTAATTCTCTCGCAGAGTTCGCAGTCACTACTGCGATGATGGCAACCTTGGCAACTACCGCAGCTCCAAGATTTAGTGGAGTGGGTGAGGCAGCGAAGGAAAGAAAAACAGAAGCCGATATAGATAAGATAACTCAATCTGCTATGAACTTCTATAATGATATGGTGGTTCGTGAGGGTAGAGGTAGATTTCCAGGTCAAGTAAAGTATGATGAGGTAGTTGGTGGATATGAAACAGAGGAGTTATTATTAGAGGGTATCTCAACATTTGGTTCGTATGATGATATTGAGGGTAGTAACTGGGTATCAGTATTTAGTACCAATCATCCACAGGCAAGTGCACCAAGTGGACACAATATCTCTACATCAGAAGATGATAACTTTGATGATTACTACGATGTATCAGTAGGAGCAGAAGAGTTTTTAGACCAATTCGGTAGAAACGCAATTAAATCACCATTTCAAGATGGACACTACATTTACATAGTGATACCAGGTGGTGGTGCAGGAACTGCATCATATTCACCAATCTTATATGTGGCAGATTTAGAAAATCCAGCAGGATTACACAAAAAACTTCAACCATAACATGAAAGGGAAAATCATGAAGAAAGTAAGTAAAGGGTTCACACTAATAGAGTTAGTAATGGTAACAATAATCTTAGGGATACTCGCAGCAGTCGCAATACCAAGATACGCCGATACATTAAATAATGCAGAGAATGCAGCAGAAAAGGCATTCGTTGATAGGATATGGGCGGGATTGGAACAAGAGGCATATGAAAGATTACTTGCAACTGGTATTGAGAGTTGGCCTACAAATCCACTAACTATTATTGGTAGGAGTCGTAATGTAAAAGTCAACTTAGAGTATGGTATACCTGATGAAGATGATGAGTGGCAGTTTGATTATGATAATGATGGTAATGGAAGAGTGTATCATCACAGAAAAAATGATGATATCTACTTTTATGAATATGATTCAACGACATTTTATTTGGCTGAGTTACCTACTCTTCTCACTCAGTAGTTTAATGGGTCAAGAGGTAGAGGATACTTTGTCTCTTGACCTTAATAACCTTTGGGATAATTATGAATGGGAAGAAATAGAAGAAGTTACAGAGGTCTATTTTGAAGTAGAACAAATCACACCAGTCGCAGGTGTTCGTGGTTCCGAGACAAAGTATGAGATACTCAAGTATCTATACTACAGAAAATCAATGAAAAAAAATAAGAAAAAACGAAAATAAAGCTTGACTTACATAGTATTTTATTTGTACCTTTAGGTATGTTAAAAGGAGATATTATGAACAAGAAAACGGTTATATTTGACTTAGATGGTACTCTCGCTAATATTGATGTTAGGAGAGATAAGTCTATGAAACCAAATGGTAAGTTAGATTGGGATATCTTTGCTTCTCCCGATTCTATTATGGATTGGGATAAACCGAATCATCCTGTAATCAAGTTGGCTCAACTCTTTAAGGCTGATGGTTTCAAGATTGTAATCTTTTCAGGTAGGAACGATAGGTCTTTCTTTGCTACTAAACAATGGCTCAAGAAACACGATGTTCCATTTGACCTCCTCGTTCTTAG